GGCGATGCTCGCCAGGAACTGGTACTCATCGGCATGGACATGGACGAAGCCGCCCTGCGCGCCCGCCTGGATGCCTGCCTGCTGACCGACAGCGAACTCGCCGCCGGCCCCGCGGCCTGGATGTGCTTGCACAACCCCTTCAGCGACTGGCCCCAGGCCACCGATCCGCACTGAAGCGAGCCCTGCCCATGAACGCCATCCTCCCCGATGTCTCCCTCAGCGAGACCGCCACCCTGCCCGCCGCCCTCGACTGGGTCGGCATGCAGGGTATCGACCTGCCGATCCGCCTCGGCCACGCCGATCTCGGCGGCCTGTTGCCCGCCAGGGCCGACGTCCAGGTCGACCTGCCCGCGGCCACCGCCAAGGGCATCCATATGTCCCGCCTCTATCAACTGCTGGATCGCCTGGGCGGCGAAGCTCTCCTGACGCCAGAGCGTCTGCGTCTGCTGCTGAGCGACATGGTCGCCAGCCACCGCAGCTGCGATTCCCGCGCCGCCCGCCTGCGGCTGGACTTCGCCCTGCTGATCCGCCGCCCCGCCCTGGTGACCGCCGAGCTAAGTGGCTGGAAACGCTATCCCGTACGCCTGGAAGCCAGCTGGGTAGCCGGCGCTTTCAAGCTCAGCGCGCGCGTCGAGATCCTTTACGCCTCCACCTGTCCCTGCTCCGCCGCCCTGTCCCGGCAACTGATCGAACGGGCCTTTCTGGCCGAACACGGGACCACCACGCAGCTCGATCCCGCCACCGTCGCCCACTGGCTGAGCCGTCACGCCTCCCTGGCCACCCCGCACAGCCAGCGCAGCCTGGCCCGGGTACGGATCAGCCTGCCGGCCGGGGCAGTCGACTTCGGCTTGCTGCCCCTGATCGACCAGTGCGAACAGGCCCTGGGCACGCCGGTGCAGACCGCCGTCAAGCGCGCCGACGAACAGGCCTTCGCCGCGCTAAATGGCAGCAACCTGATGTTCGTCGAGGACGCCACCCGCCGCCTGCTGGTCGCCCTGCGTGACAGCTACCGGGACGTGAGCCTCCAGGTGCGCCATTTGGAGAGTCTGCATCCGCACGATGCGTCCGCCTGGGCCTCCAGCTCGCCCGCTTGAACAGGGCGTCTCTGCAGCTTTCCTTTCAAAACGGCCGCTTTACCGCTTTACTGCAAACGAAGCGGTCGCTCTGGACGGCCACTCCCTCTCTCTCGATTCAGGAGCGCTTCTCGATGAAATCCCGCCTTACCGCAGCAGCCATGACCGTTCTGCTGAGCGTCCTCGGCACGGGCGTCGCACTGGCCGAAAGCCCGGTGGAAAAGAGCATCCGCCAGGACGGTCGTGACGTGAGCAAGGACGCCCGCCACGACCGCAAGGAAGTCGACAAGGGCGCGGCCCATGCCGCCGACGAAGCCGACCGCACCGATACCCATCTGGACAAGGAACGCCACCGCGAAGACAAGAAGGTGGACAAGGAATACAAGAAGACGCTGTAGCCCGCCCGGGTCGGGGCAGAGCCTGGGGACTGTCTTATCATTGAGCGCTGTGCCTTCCCTTGAGGCTGCGTGAGTCCCCGCCACTGAAAGGCAGGTAATCCCCTGGCCTGCCTACCCCACTGATAAGCGTGCCAGGCGCATCCACCCGGCTGCGGAGCCCGGCAATCGACTCGTGGCCATCCAGATATTTAGTGACCTGCATCACATTATTTTGGCATGACGGAGCTGATGGCTTAGACTGCGCGCCTCTCGAAAAAGGAGTTTCGCATGAAGCCGTCCCATCTCTTGTTCATCACCTTCGCTGCGCTGCAACTGGCCGGTTGCGCCATCGGCCAGAAGATCGACTACCGCCAGACCGCCCCGCAACTCACCGTCAAGGCCGACAAGCCGGTCGCCGTCGCGGTACTCGATGAGCGCCCCTATGTGGTCGCCCAGAACAAGGACGCCACCTACGTCGGCAACATCCGCGGTCTCTACTACAACCCCTGGAGCGTCCGCACCTACAGCGGCAGCCCCCTCTCCGCCGACCTGCAGGACGCCGTGCAAAAGGCCCTGGCCCGCGCCACCATCACCGCCATGCCCAGCCAGGCCAGCGACCGCGCACCCCAGGGTCAGAAGCTGCTGGTGCTAAAACTGCGGGAATGGAAATCCGACGCCTACATGCGCGTCCGCTTCGACTATGACGTCATCACCCAGGTCCTCGACGACCAGGGCAAGCTGCTCGCCAGCGACGAGATCAAAGGCAGCGGCCCGACCAACAACGTCATCCTTTCGGGCACCCAGGTCCTGACCAACGCCATCGACGCACCGGCCATCGCTGCCGCCCTGGCCAAGGGCAACACGCCCTGACTGGGACGCTGCTCCTCGGTCTGGAAAAAGCCCGCTTCGCGCGGGCTTTTTCATGTCCAGATACTGGAACTGGATCCGCAGCGGAGCATATCGCACCGCCATCGATACGAACGCCGGGGCGCACGAGGGGTTTCAGCCGAGTTGCAGTCATCGGCGGCGGTGGCATGTGGGAGCAGGAAGACCGGAGTACAAAGTCGTCAGACAGGATAGCGGGCGAAACCGGTATTCAACTGAGCTGAGCGCAACGCTCAGCTGTGGATCGCGGTATCGCGCTGAATAGCGACGCCTTACCGCGGTGACGGGAGCCAGGGTTGATCGTGACAACCTAATGCCTCCGCACTTCTGCCGCCTGCGGTTGTCAGACCACCTCATTCGACGTGGACCCGGGCTAGGCAAGCAACATGAATGCGCCTGTGAAAGAACAGAAGGTAATCAATGCGATTGCCATAGGAACCTGCGTAGCAGCAATGGTCTTGCTGTTGAGCTTCGCTGAAGCCACAATCGCGGCCAATAGCTGGGTGCCGCAGCCCAGTACCGAAACTGAAAAGGATATTTCAGTTGCGCTATCAATTGACAAGGACAGTGACGCTCTTCGAGTCGAGGCCCAACGGCCGGCTAAATAGCGTCCCGCTCAAATCTGCTCTCATTCGTCCACGATCGCTGGCCAGCGATCAGGGCCTACTGGCGCTCACCCTGGGTGCCATGTGTATCGGGTTGGCAACTATCTTCGTGGTGGCCATGGTGGCCTGCTGACGATGGAGCGTGACCAGGGTCGTCAGCTTCAGCGGATGACCGATAGTTTGACGATGCTTGGCACGTCCTGACTCAGGCCGTTCTGCCTGCTCATCTCAAAAGGCAGTTCCCCACGATCGCACTCAGCTCAGCCCTGGCTCTCGTTCGGGGGTCAGGGTTGCCGCGATGCTCACCCTCATCAAGTCCAGGGCTATAGAAGGTCAGGCATCGGCGCTGTTCCGAAAGAACTTCGGAACAGCTCTTTTTTCTCGCCCGAGTGCTCTTGAAATTCGACCCTGCAGACAGCAAAAAGCCCCGTAAGAACGGGGCTTCGCAGATGGCGGAAGCGCAGAGATTCGAACTCTGGGACCCTTGCGAGTCGGCGGTTTTCAAGTCTGCCGGGAAATCCAGCAACGGCGCGGCCTGCATAGCTTTTTCATTCCCGTAAGTCATACCTATCGAATAGGCCTCCAACCCAGTAACGGCGCGGCATGCCAATTTCGATACGGAAATGATTTCTCCCTCCCCCGGCGTTTTACTGTGCTTCGAAGAGCCAACGTTGCGCCTCACGCGGGTAAACCTCTGCCCGAGCAGGTTACCCCATCAATACCTTTGGTCATCGCGGTTCACCTGAGCAATCACGTCGTAGGCGAACACGGCCCCTACCAGCGCTTGACAGCCGCGAATCTTCCGATGCAAGATAAAACTTCCTGTGAAGGAAATTTTTTCATAAACGCGAAAAGGAAGCTGATGATGTCATCGATCAACGGTATCGCACCTGAAGAACGTGGGAAGCTAATGCTCAAATGGCGGACGACGCTCGGCTGGAGCGTGACAGACGTAGCTGAACGTATAGGGGTAACTACACGAACTATCTCTTCCTTAGAGAGTGGTAGTCAAAGAACGACCGATTCGAAGTGGCGACTTTTCGTTCATGAGGTCATGCAACACATACTGCATGGAGATGTATCCGATTGCGTCGTAGTGATTGGAGATGGGGGAAGTCCGGTAGATGTGGTATCTCGAGAAAATTACGCGGGCTATACAATCAGTGACGACGGGACCACAGGATTAATTGTGTCTCACAGCATCGATCGTCAAGGCACCCCTCAACTTTATCGCCAGCGATTTTCTGTCACTCTCAACAAACATGTGCTAAAGGCAATCGAGCGTTGGGAAAATGCTAGGGATAAAGAAATTCCGGATAGTCATCGTGCCGCTTACGACATGCAGCGCTGGCTCATGCGGAGGGTGCTAAAGGGGGAGTTGGCGAATCCCAACCTAACCAAGCTTAAAGCTGCTATTAACGACGCGAAGGCAGATCTCGAAAGCGCCTCAAACGAGCCTGAAGAGGTTCGCCAGGAGTATGCGGGCCGCTTGGATGCGGCAATCGCCAAACTCATGGAAGAAGTTGCTAAATCGACGAAGTGAAGCTCTTTCTAACCGGACTGCCTTTTCGCAATGAATAAAAGACGACTAGGCAGCTTCCGGTATTTCGAGCTCGTCTATGTTCTTGAGAAGTCTACCGACGTCATCAAGCATACTATCTACTAGATCCTGCCCAATTGATCTCATTAGAGTGTAATCTGCGGCCACACGGTGAGAGTGAAGCCTTTTAAGCTCCCTACTGATCTTTTGCAGCTTGTACTTCAGGACGGGGTCCTTGGTACTATAGTCCTTCAAAGATATAAAAAGACGTTTATGCATCGATGCCTCGATGTCTTCCAGAACAGCGCCCAAGCGGTCTGTAGCAAGGCTAGAAGCATGATGAAAGGCGGCGTAGTAAGCTCTTCCAATAATCGCTCTAAGAAGCGCTTCCGGCTTACTGTCCAACCCATCCAACGCCTTAGCAAGATCAAAAATTTCGCGATAATCGGTCGACATTACTAAACCGCCTCACTCGACTTCTTAGATCCATGATCAACTGAAACTTCAGGCACGAACTGATAAACAAACTTTTCAGACTGATCAAAATCTATACTAGCCAGCACGCTATCGGTAAGCGCTTCATTCATCTGAGAGAGCAGTCTAGCGTCGACTTCCACGCCTACAAACCCAGCGAGATACTCAACACCATCCTCGTTGTTGAGCCATACGTTCCCACCGATGTCTTTAACGCGAAACTTTCGACAAATCTCTCCAACCTGAGCATAAAGCTGCTCAGCTACGGAATTCGGGAGACCTACAGCATCAAGCCTAGCCTGACAGTGAAGGACATCTCTTGCTATTTCCTCAACTTCAACAGTGAGCTCTCCCCCTCCGCGCTCATAGACCTCAAAAATCTCCTTAAAAAGATCCGGTCGATTTGTAGCAATACACTTGCTACCATAGTCTACAAGCACAACGGGAGCATTTATAACCAGCTTTATGATTCTGGAATAAATCTCTCTAGCCTCACTATCGAAACCAAGTCTAGAAAGACTAATAGCAAAGCTTTCCAAAAGATAAGGGTCGTCAGGCGAAACTTTAAAAACTGCATCAAACTCTGATCTAAAACGAGGTATATCCCACACAAGAGAATATGCGATACCCTTAACCATCCTTCCCCGCAAATAATCAACTTGGCATAACTTATCCGCTCGATTTAAAAGTCGTTTTAACTCGAACTCGGAAATGCTTTTTTGATCAGAAAGCCGATTGAGATCGTCAATTAACTCATTGCCGATAGAGGCGGGGATCGCCATTTTTTCTCCTAGAATGCCGCCGGAGGGTCTTGGAGACGGGCCAAGATGCTGTGTCGCGACAAGATAGTCTAAGAATGAAGTGACGTCTATCGTCCACCGCCAGTTGGCCAGTCTAGGCCTACTGACATGCTACTACTAACGCCCTCAGCTCCCGTTCATAGCCGATCCGCTGCCGGCGCTCAGCCAGCAGCGCCCTAACCTTCACTTCTAGACTGTCCTCTCTCCGCAGTCCATCCGCCGCCCAAGCCGGCACTGCCGGCTCCTTCACCCGGCATAGCACCTGGACTGGCACCTCAACGCGCACCACGCGCGGCTCAGTCTCGACAGCGGGCCGACTGCCGCACCCCGCCAGCGCGACCACCATTCCCATGATGATCCACCTCATAGGCCCAGCTCCTTGTCGATGATGGCCGCGACCGCCGCCGCTGGGTCGCCCCCGGTACGCTCCTGCTGCAGGCGGTTGGCTGCCTGATAGTCCTCGCCGGCAGCCTTGGCGGCCTGCTGCTGGAGCGGCTCTGCCCGCTTCGCACGGTCCTCGGCGGCCTGCCGGAGATCAGCCAGCGCCAGGTTCTGCTGGCCGACCTGCCCTTCCAGCGTGCTGCTGGTAGTGCGGCAGGACGCCAGAGTGCTGGCCGTGGCAGTCACCTTGTCCTGCAGCCTCTCGACGACCGGCCGGTAGTGGTCGGCAGTAAGCCAGTAGGCCACTCCGCCGCCGATCACTCCGCCCAGGCCGAGCAGGACGACAACAGCGCCCGCGATGACGGCCGCCCTGTACTGCTCGATCACGGCCATCACGCCACCCTATCCAGCAGCAGCTGGAAGTAAGGCTTCACCGTGTCCTTGATCAGGTCGTGGCCGAAGTCGTTCGGGTGGACATTGTCCCCGGTGGCGCCATTCCGGATCTGATCCTGGCCAGCCGCGTCGCGGCCGCCGGTGATCGCCGCGGCGAAGCCCTTGATGACGATCCCACCAGAGACCCTGGGCAACCAGGTGGCGTTGTAGTCGCGGCGGGCCTGGTCGTTGGCCCCTACGGCCTTGTAGCTGGTGTTCACCGGCGTTGCCTCAGGCAGCAGCACCACCGGGCGCTGACCGGCCGCCTGGAGCGTGGCGAACACCCGGCCAAGAGACCCACGCAGCCGGCGCAGGGCCGCCGCGCTGATGCCGGTACCGGCGGTGACGTCGTTCCCGGACCAGGGTGAGTAGGTGACGATGGTGGGCAGCACAGCGTTGATGTGGTCGGCCAGCATCCGGCTGTAGAGGTCCGGCGCCTGGGCGTGCAGCGCCGCGTTGAAGTATTCCAGCGGGCGCTCCGGAGTCGACAGCTCGTAGACGGCCCGCTGCATGCCGCCATAGTCCCGCACGTTGCCGCCCAGGCCTTCCTGGATGCTGTCGCCCAAGATCATCACCTGGTGACCGCGTGCCAGGGTCTGGTACTGGATCGCGGGCACCACCGCCTTCTCGTCGCCGCCACTGGCATAGACGCCGTTCTGGGTGAACGCGGTCTTGGTGGTGACCCCGGCCACTTCCTGGTTCGAGCAGCGATAGACCCGCGGTCCCGAGCCACGCCAGTAGTACAGGTTGTTGTAGGGCATCGAGGCGACCGAGTTCGCCGGGAATTCGATCCGGACCATGACCACCGGCCGCCCGGTGGCGGAGTCAGTCCGCGGGATGCTGGCCAGGAACACTGGGTCGGACCAGGCGATGCTATAGCGCTCCTCGCCCAGCCGGGCCGGTAGATCCACCGAGGCGTTGCCGCCGAAGGTCAGATCGATCCATTCGCCCTGCTCCGGCTGGGTGAATACCTGGTAATCAGCGGCCGGTACTGCGGCGGAGACACCGACGCAGGCCTTGACCCCCGTCACGACCGCGGTATGCACGTTGGGGATGCCGACCCGGAAGGACAGGAAGTCCGATTCCAGCTCGATCTGCATGTTGAAGGTCGTGACATTCGTCAGCGCCTGGGTGCGCAGGCGGCCGAACAGGTGCTTAGTGAGGACGTTGGTTCCGGTGCTCATGAGCCCGGCGAAGCGGTCCCGCTCCTCCATCTGGTCGTAGACCGGACCCATGGCGTTCGGTAGGCGGCGTTGATACTGCATAGTCCCTCTCCTATGAGGTGACGCGGTTGTGGGTCTGCTCGACTCAGGCGGTGGCGCGCTTTGCCTGCTCACCCGCGGCGATGGCCACTCGGGCTGTGGAGCCCAGGAACAGGGCCTGCTCGGCAACGCGGCGTTTGGTCAGGCCGTGCATGACGGCGCCGTCGTTCTTGTTCCAGCGCGGGAACTGCCCTGCGGCGCCGGCATAGTCCTTGGCGTTCAGCTTGCGCAGGAGGGTCGATTCGCCCAGGCCCTCTGCCTTGCCGTTTTGGTTCTCGTCCAGGCCAACGTTGTAGGCAAAGGAGACCAGGGCATCGAACTGGCCCTGGGTCACCGGAACCTTGACCAGGCGCTGCACGCCGGCCTCAGTCGCAGCGAGGTCTTGGACGAAGGCTGCGTCGGCCTGCGCCTGGGTCCAGACCAGGCCTTTCTTGACCTCGGGGCCGGTGTGCCCCCAGCCGATGGTCCAGGGGTGGCCGTCCTTGCTGCCCGGGTCAGGGTAGGCAACCAGCCGGCAGCTCTCGAAGTGGTGCATGAGGGCGACGCCCTCGGCGGATGTCCGCATGGTTTTCTCCAGGCACAAAAAAGCCCGCGCGGGGCGGGCTGTGCGTAGTGGCGTCCTCATGATCGTGAGGATTAGGGCGGATCACCGGTGATTCGCAGGCCTATTCCTCACGCTCGTGAGGACAGCAGGGTCAGGCCGATCCAACGTCGCCGGTCTGGGCGGGCGCCGCGTCCTCGATCACCGCCGAGGTCACCCGCACGCTGGCGCTGTACTTCTTCAGCAGCTGGGCAGTGCGGACCTCGATGTTGGGGTTGCTGTTGAGCATCTCTTTGGCCTTGGCCTCGGCTTCCGCCTCGGTGGCGAACTCCATGGAAGGATCGATGTTGTAGAACGGGGCGAGTACGACGTAGGGCATAGCGGTGTCCTCCGGACATGAAAAAGCCCGCGCGCGGCGGGCTTGATAGGATTGGGTGGATCAGTAGTTTTCGACGTCGACGACCATGACCTGGCGATTGCCACCGTTGTAGTTGATGGCTCGATCATTACTGCTGTACTGGCGGACCATGTAGTAGATGTTTCGGCTGCCGCACTTCACGGCGTTGCCATCGGTCCAGACCGTGGAAGTCAGGCTTTCAATGCGCGTCGTCTGCTGGGTCATGGGTTGGACGATATAAGCCCACGCGTGAGTTGCCAGGACAACCGCTGGGTATTTCCCATAGTTCCGGGTCTCATCTGAGTTCGAGTTCCCCAGGAAGAAGTCCTGCACCTTGAGGTACTTCATCCGGGAGTCGAAGACCGGCTCCCGCGTAGCAGGATTGCGCACGATGAACTTGCCCGCCGACGTGAACATCATTCCGTACTTGGGCAGGTCGAATAGCCAGAAGTCGACATCGAAGTCGATGGCGCTATCGGGGATCCCGTACAGCGTGTAGGTCACCTGCCCGCCGTTCACCACCGAATGGGTGATGCACACCGGGTATGGCGCTCGCACGGCGAGGATCGGCTGGTCTGCGTTGACGGTGAAGGTCACCGTTCGGACGTAGGGGTTCGTCTGGCCCGAGGAAGCCGTGCGTACCCTTCCCGCCTGGCGCAGCGCGAGGTTGAAGTAGTCCGTGTCGATAGCCACGGTCTGGTTCTGGCGGCGAAGCTTGAAGCCCGGCATCAATAGACCCCATAGCGAATAACGGTACCGACGGGCATGCCGCTCCAGATGATGGAGCGGCCCTCCAGCCGGACCTGGTTCCCGGTGCTCTGGACGCCCTGCTGATTTTCACTAGGCGTGAAAAAGTAGAAGGGTGTCCCGGAGATGGAATCGGGGATGTCGATCCGCCCGCTGGTAGTGCCGCCGTTCACCATGTGGGAGCCAACCAGCCGGACGATGCTTTCGCTCAGCTGGAAGATCACCCGGCCCTGGGCGTCTCTGTTGATGAACCCGGGCATCAGTTCAGGCTCATTTCAACGAGAACGACGCCATCGGACACCATGAACAGTCCGTCCTGACGCATATGGATGTACCTCCCTTGAACCGTCTTGTTCTGGATCAGGATTTCACCGGCCTTGAAGTCGGTGATCAGCAGCGGCGAGTTGTAACTGGTGCCGGTCGATGAATAGAGCGTTTCGCCGATAATCCCCTCACGGATATAGGCCTTGTTGATGAAGGCGGTGTCGATGAAGGTCTGGTTGTTCACTACCGAGAAAAACGCCCTGCCCTTGCCATCGATGCCAGGGCCCAAGACCATGAATCGATCCGCCGCCACCGCTACGGTGGACTGCAGGCCGACATTCCCGCCGCCAGCCTCTATGCCCACCCCGATGCCGGCGAAGTAGTACAGCCCGTCCTGGGTGACGCCCAGTTTCACTGCCCAGTTGGCGCTGACCTTCCCATCCGTGTTGGCCTGGGCCTGGCTGATCTGCTGCACCGAAGCATTGGTATTGCCCAGCGACGTCTGCAGCGTGCTGATCGACGAAGCCTGAGAGGTCAGCGTGGCGCCTTGCTGGGTCACCTGCGCCTGGGTATCGGTCAGCGCAGTGGCCGATGCCGCCGCTGCACGGCGCCCGATAGCGATGTAGGCGATATCCACCACCGCGGACGTGTCCTGAGAATTCAGGAAGTCGAAGCGGATGGTGAAGTTGCCCGTCTTGCTCGCCCAAGCCGTATTGCCCGACAGATCGATCTCGATGTCCTGCCAGTCGGTGGTGTTCAGGTTGATGGTGAACGTCGCCGTCCGGGCCTCCGACAGCCCACCGTCCTCGTTGGCCCAGTAGATGCGGCCAGGATTGCGGGTGGTGTTGCGGCGGCGGATCCGCATCTTTACCAGGTAGTTCTGCGCGCCATTGGTGTTGGCGAACGTCGGCAGCCGGAAGTTGGCGTAGCCGGTCAGGGTCGCGTTCTGCTGGTAGGCAGTCAGCGTTGCCCCGCTTGCGGCCTGCTCCAGATAGGCGCCCCGCAGCGTGTTCAGGAACTCGAAGTTGACGCCCGCCGCGAACATGCCGGTGCCGGCGATCTGCGCCTGCAGGTTGGTCAGCTGCGTGGCCTGGCTGGTGATATTCCCCTCTGCCGCGGTGACACGGGTTCCCAGGTTGGTGGTTGCTGTCGCCGCCGCGTCCGCGGTTGCCTGGGCCTGCTTGGCCGCCGTGATGTTCTCGCAGTGCCAGTCGGTCACGTACCAGGTGGCCGTCTCGCCATTCGATCCGGTCTCGATCTGCAAGAACGGACGCATGAAGTTGGTGCCCGCAGGGACGGTGAAATCCCAGGTGTGACGGGTCCAGGTCTGCGTCGGTTGCAGCGCCGGCGAGTTGGCGAAGGCCTGCTGACCCACCAGTGCACTCGTGCCCCGGAACAGATAGTGCTGAAACGGGCGGGTGCCACTGTTCGCCTCACATGCCAGCAGCGCAGAGATCCGGTAGACGTCGCCGGCCTTCACTGGGAAGTTCGGCATCTGTTCGAAGGGAACGACGTTGTCCCGGCTGCGGATGCGCGCGGCGAATGGGAAAGGACAGCCCGCTGGAACGCCTGCATCAGTGGTCTTCGCGATGTAGAAGCCCAGGGTGTTGAAGGCCGGATCGAACGTGGGGTTCGGGATGATGTTGAACGCCTGTTGCACCGCGCCCTTGATGCTGGTGCTCAGGCTGGTGATCTGGCCCGCCTGGCTGGTGATGCTGCTCCCCTGGTTGGTCACGGTTGTGGTCAGGCCGGACAGGGCTGTGGCGGTCGCATCTTGCTGTGCCGAGAGGACCTTGGCGTTGTTGCTCCAGCCGGATACCGCGGTACCGACCTCAAGCTGTGCCCTGGTGCCCTCGACAAAGCCGTCCGCTAGACCGGATGCCGAAGAGCGGACCCGGTAGAACAGGGATACCAGGGCGGTATCGGCCGGCAGCCCAGGGTGGGTGAACGAGAACCGCTTACCTGCGGCGTCGATCTCGAACAGCTGGGACACCGGGGCGCCGATCGCGACGCCGTCGGCCTTCAGTGCCTGGACGAATATCTGCATCCGGATGCCCGGCGTACCGCGCATGTAGATGGATGCGGTGACGGCCTGGCCCGCGCCGGCCTTCACCCGGTATGCGACCGAGGTGTTGATCGAGAAATAGCGGGTATTGAGGTCCACTCCCTTGAAGTCGATCCGCATCGACTTTTCAGCCGAGCTGAGCCAGGACTGCACCAGGCTCGCGGACGCCGAGGTCGTCGAGTCGACGACGCCACCATCCATGTTCCAGCCCAGCGCCAGGCGAGGATCTGGGCTTACCTCGGTGAACGTCGGGTTGTAGAGGAGATTCTCCCCGCCAGCGTTGCCGAGGTCGCTGCGCAGATTGGTTATGCTGGTGGCCTGGCTGGTGAGCGTGCCCTCCACGTTCGTCACCCGGCCCGCCAGCTGGCTGGTGGCCGTGGCTTGCCCAGCGAGACTGTCGATGACCGTCTTGGTGTTGTCCTTCCAGCCGGTCACGGTCGTGCCCAGCTGCAGCTGCGCGTTATCGCAGTCCACGGTGACCGTCGATAGCGTGGCGTTGCCGTAGACCCGCAGGATCAGCCGGATACCGACTGTCGAGGCCGGGCACTCGCCTACGCAGGTCAGCCGCTGCGCGGTGCCATCCGCCACGACCCGCGTGCCCTCGGTGTAGTAGGTGGCATTGCCGGCCGCGTCGAAGGCGCGGAACGCCACGAACACGACGGCTCCTGCGGTCGCCTTGACGTAAATGGACGCCGCCAGCTTCTGCGCGCCGGTGACGACCTTGTTCCGGACGTCCTCGTTGTAGATGTAGGCGCCGGCCGACGCCGACAGGCTGGTCAGCACCATGCGCTGGGCGAAGGTCTGGGCGTTCAGGAAAGAGGCGACCTTGCTGTAGGTCTTGCCCACGTTGGCATCGCCGTCTGCATACCAGCCGGCAGCAACAGCAGCGCCATCCGCCCAGGTCTCGAACCCTGGGTTGTAGAGCAGGTTCTCGCTACCGCTGTCGCCCAGCGCCGCGTTAATGCTGGTGATCGCCGAGCCCTGGGCGGTAACGGTATTGCCCTGGCTCGTGACCTGGTTCTGCAGGGCCTGCACGGTAGTGCTTTCGGCTTTGCCTGAAACCGAGGTCTTCAGCTGGGTGATGTCGGTGCTGTTGGCGGTGATCTTGCCGTCCTGGGTGCGGACGGTGTTCTCGGTGGAGGTCACGCGGGAGGCCAGTCCATCGCCTTCCCGGATGATCGCCCCGGCGTCACGCCAGTAGGTGGTCGCTGGCGGCGCACTGCTGCCATCGACCGCCGCCGGCACGTCCTTCTTGGCCTGGAACAGGGCGTTGTCCACCGTGACGATGGCGCCGGCCTTGTAGGCCTCGGTCTTCTTGTACTCCTGGGCATCGGCCAGGTCGCCGATCTGATCGAGCTGGTTCTGGACGGCGTCCAGCTCCTGCTGCAGGGCACTGCGGGTCTCCGCGATGCGACTGCTGACCGAGCCCGGGACCGACGCATCGGCATCGACCAGATCGATGCGATCGAACAGTTCCTGGCCCAGGGCGCTATGGACGAACTCCTCGGTGATGAGCTGGTTGTACTCGGTGGCATCTGTGCTGGCAGTGCCGACGGTCCAGTTGGTCCAGGGGCCCACGTTGCCAATGCGGTCGATCAGCCGGCCACGGAAGAACAGGCGAGCGCCGGCCGCCAGGCCGTTCAGTGTATAGGTGTTGGTCGGGAACGCGAACAGACCCATGCTCTGGGCTTTGTCGCCCTGGGCGGTGGTGGCCTGCTGGATCTCGGTATAAGCGCTATCCCCTGCCCCTTCGGCTGGGAAGGCCCAGTCCAGCGTGATCTTCCACGGGCCAGCGGTGGTTTTCAGCAGGGCGAGCGCCGGCGGCGTGCCGATCTTACCGGTGAGCTGCGTCAGATCGGACGTCTTCCAGACCGAGGCGATGTCCACGGCGTTGACGGCACGCACGCGCGCCAGGTAGCCGCCGGCGTAGATGCTCGGCACGTCCACGGCCAGACTGCCGGTGCGCTGGATGCGAACCCAATTGCCGCTATCCTTCCGCCACTCAACGTCGTAGGCCACCGCGCCGGGCACTGCCGTCCAAGAGATGGTCATGGTGGTGACGGTGATGCCCTGGTTCACCGCGTGGTAGGCCGACAGCGCCACGCTGGCCGGCGCTTCGACGGTACCGGTGGGCAGAATGCTGATCGGCCGGCTTTCCAGCTTGGCCCCGGTATCGATAGCGGGAAACTTCGACGGCTCGAACTGCAGCGCCGAGATTTCGAACACGCCCTCCTCCGGCCGGGTGACCTTCATCACGCGGTACAGCGGCACCGCCAGGTCGTCGGCATCCAGGGTCCAGACCAGTTCAGCCTGCGGCGTTTCGCTGTAGGCAGTGGTCACCGCGATCTGCCGACCCGCCACCTGGCGGATGGTACGACCCTCGCAGGCACCGCTGGGCAGGTTGATGATCAGGCGATCGCCCACCTTCGCCCGGGTGTCGCGGTCCAGGGTGATGACGGTGCCGGCCGCCGCGCTGATGCGCCCGCCGATTTCGGCGCCGGAGATGAGCTTGTCAGCCACCGGAATGACGTGGCCCGGCAGCGGAATGCGGCCGTCCATGCCAACCCGGAAGGTGACGGTGCGGTCCTGGCTGTTGGTCAGCAGGATCCATTTGCCGCGGCGCTGGGCTTCCGACTCGCGCGTGCACCCGATCGCACTGATCTCGACCGGATTGTCGCCATAGCGGCGCTGCAGCTTGGCATCCGAGGCAGCGGCTACGTCGGTGTCGTAGTTGTTGGCCGGATTGTCGAAGCTCACCAAAGCGCGGGTATACCGGGTCCGCTCGCTGGCCGAGCCATAGGTGAACTTGCCGTCAACGACGTTCGCCCGGGTGAAAGCGAAATCGAAGTCGGCCGAGCGCGGGATGTCCGCCTGGACGTTGAGCTGGCCCTGGGCCCAGTAGGTCATGCCGCGATAGATGGCGGAGATGTCACGCAGCAACTCCCAGGCGCCGGTGCGGCTCTGCAGGTTCAGGTCGCAGAGGTAGCGCGGCTCTTGGCCCCCCTTTCCATTGGGCACGAGCTGGTCGCAGTACTGGGCGATGCGATAGAGCTCGTACTTGTCGACCATCCAGGGCTTGATGCGCTTGCCCAGCCCGAAGCGGTCGTTCGTGGCGACGTCGAAGGTGATCCAGGCCGGGTTGTTGGTCCAAGCCGCCTTGAAGCTGCCATCCCATACGCCCGAGTAGGTGCGGTTCACCGGATCGTAGGTTGTAGGTACCTGGACCTTGCGCGCATCGCACTCCAGGGTCACCGCGGGGATGTTGCTGAACTGCTCGGCGCTGAACTCGACGTAGAGCAACGCCGTGTTGGGATAGCGCAGTTTGGCGTCGATCACCTCGGTGATGCCCGCGATGGACATGGTGTCGGCGATGCGATTGTTGTTCTGGTTGGCGGTGATGCGACGGACACGGATCTGCCAGCCGCTGGTGGCCTTGGGCAAGTCGATCCGGCGCGAGCGCTCGTATCGGGTCGTGGTCTTGCCGTCCACCGCCTCAAGCAGCACCTGCTGGTAGGCGCCGCCGTCGGTGGCCACGTCCACGGCGTACTTGATCCGGTAGCCGTTGATGTTGCCCTCGCTGTCCTGCTGCTGCAGGGCCGGCCAGGCAAAACGCAGGCGCACGGCGGAGAGCTGGGTGTTGCTGATCGAGCGAACCCATGCTGCGGTGCTGCGCAGCTCCACGTTGATGGTGGTCTCGTTCTCCACCGACGGCAGGCCAGGGATGTACGGCTGCTCGACGGTACCCGGGCGCCACTCCCAAGAGACACCGGTGAAATTGCTATTGCCCTGGGCATCGGCCAGCGGGGTGTTGTCGAGGTAGATGGTCTGCGCAGTGGGCGCGCCAGCGAACTCCCCTTCGCCCACGGCGATGAGCATCTTGGCCTTGGCAATGCTGCGCAGGCTGTCGACGGCCTCGCTGGGCTCCTTGGGCTTGCTGCTGCCGCCCTTGCGGCCGGTGAGTTCGGGAGGCAATGCGGCGGTCATGCGTTACTCCAGGGCATGAAAAAGCCCGCACTGGGCGGGCTCGGATTTTCAGGGGGTAGATCAGGTGGCGTCTTCAGCATAAATGCCGGCGCTGATGATGGCGCCGCCCCAGCGCCGGCGGCCGTAGCAGATCGGGACAGGGTTACCGCTGGCGGTGGTGTTCTTGGCGCTGCCGAAGGCGTAGCTGGGCTGGTTCTCGGGCGCGGCGCTGGTCTTCAGGCCCTTGGCCTGGGGGCTGAGCATCTGAATGACGCCGCCGGCTGTTAAAGCGATACCGGCCTGGATCAGCATGGGCTGACCAAAGAAGATGCCCGCAGCAATCAGGACCACGCCGATCACCGTCTGCAGAACGCCGCCCCGCTTGCTACCGCGCATGACAGGGACAATACGAATCTCGCGTGCTCCGCCGAGCTCGAACTTATCTGGCCCGATGTTCTGTCGATTTCGGAAAACTGCATAAACCAGTCCGCGGCGTTCGAGGGCCATGACAGCTTCCCGAAATCCCTCCAAGGTGTTGCGAAGCGCGCTGAATGCTTCCTCTGCAGTTCCGCGATCGAGGAAGTAACGGTGTGTTCTGCCGAATAGGCGAGCCAACGGCCCAGACAGCTTGATGATGGTCCCCGGGGTGTAATGGGCTGCAGATGCCATGCTCTCTCCAGATACAAAAAAGCCGCCAGGCGGCGGCTCCACGGATGCCGATAATGATCAGTACTTTACGTAGGGGTTGAGGTAGATCCCTTGCATATCAACGCTGGCCCGAAAAACCACTTCTTTTTCATCCCGGGTATCAGCGGAAAGCGTCTTGAGCGCATTGAGAGAACTGGTGCAGATCCCGACGTTACTCCAGCCAATGCTCACATTGCGAACCCCGGGCTCGACCCAAAAGCTTGCCTTCTCTCCAGCGCCTAGATGAGCCGATTTCACCCCATCGATGAAGACGGCTATATCGCACGCCGAGCCGATAGCTCCGCCATCTCGCATAACAGTTATGCGTGCTCGGTGACCACTATCATTCGCCTGGAAAGCGAAGATTTCTGCTGGCGGCGCCGAAATTGCCTTATCCAAAGGAATAGCTGAAGACGCGCACCCAGCCAGACCCACCAAACACGCCGCTACCACCATCCACCGCATAGCCACCTCCAAGCTGTGAAAGGGTTCACTTTAGCACTGGAGCCTCGCAATGACGCAGGATCAGCCGCGCCCGCTCGTGCCAGTTCCCGCCGTAGACGATGACCTCCGAGGGCCGTCCGTGCATGTGGTGAAGCAAGAACGGGCCTGGGCCGAAGACCCGGGCCTGCTCCCCCGGCAGGGAGGGGTCGGTGTCGAGGTAGATGCCTGCGTGGTTGGGATGAGCCGTGCGCCCGATCTGCAGCACGATCATGTCGCCGCGCTGGGGCCGGTCCACCGGGTAGAACCCTGCGGCCTCGTAGTGCTGCTCGTAGAGGCTGGGGTTCTCGGCCAGCTCCCACCAGCCATCGGTGCGGCTGTAGGTCGGAAACTCCAGCCCCCACTCTCGCCGGTACCAGTCGGCACAGATCGCCCAGCAGTCCTGGACGCCGTGGACGAAAGCCCGCCCCAGCAGCGGCACGTCTGCTTCCGGCACCAGGGTTCGCAGATCGCCCTCCGGCCAGCTCAGGATGTACCAGGTCAGGCCAGAGGCGTTGCACATGGCGACATCCGCCGGCGAGGGCCTGCTGCTGGCGTCCGGATGGCTGTGCACCACGGCCAGGATCTCGCCCTGGTCCTCGGCGACAGCATAGGCTTCAGGCGCGATCCGGAACTCCTCGCCGGGATCGGCCGCGGTGTTCTCGCATGCCACATACCGCTGGCGGCGCCCGTCCTTGATGATGAGCCCACAGCACTCGCGCGGGTAGACCTCGGCAGCGTGCGCCTGCACGGCCGCAAGGATGTACTTCAGCATGATCAGCTCCTGGCGATCAGGGAAACGGCTGGGAAGCCGCCGTGGGGTAGCTCGTTGCCTTCGCCGAAGCGCGGCACGCAGCCGGTGCCCAGTGTGCCGTCGCAGACATCCCGCGCCGGGTCGTCGGTCAGCTTGCCGTCCTCATCGCGATAGGACCCGGTATAGCCGCAACTCGGCCCGCGGTAGCCGCCGGTCATGGCCCAGTGGCAGAAGGTGGTGCACTGGCGACCCACGGCCTCGCCGGTGAGGTCACCTGGCGATGCCAGCTCCCAGGCCACCGCCTCGCCGTCCTCGCTGGTCTTCTGGTCCAGGTACCAGACCTCGACGACCTCCTGGGTAGCGTCGGCAGTCGGGTTTCCGGCAGGGAAGTTGCGCGCGTCCAGGTACTCGACCAGCGTTTCCCGCAGCACCAGGCGGAACTGAAGCAGGTCCTCAAAGGCCAGGCACAGGGCGGTGATCCGACCCGAGACGTTGCCTGCCGAGAACGTTGGCCGCGGCGCCGTCCCATCGCTGGTCGCCTCGATGCCCTCCAGCTGGACAGGCCAAGCCGCGTACTCGACACCCTTCCACCAGATCGACTTGGCCGGCAGCTGATCCGCGTTGGCGCCCGCCGCAGTGATCTCCTCAGGGGTATGCGGGATGGCATGGCCGTGGAAATACAGCACGTCTGCACCGAAGTCGCTGCCGTCCAGCTCAAATAGCCGGATCTCGGCGCCAGGCTCCAGCTGCTGATACCGCGTCTGCAAACTCATGGGTGGAAGGCCTGCTCGAAGGTTGCCGTGAGGGTGTATATCGCGCCGCCGACTGGAGAGATGGACACCTCCTTGGCCCGGTAGAAGCCGACGCTTCCCAGCGGCGGCGTCCAGAGGAACGAGCGGTAGCCTGCGTGTCGATCAAGGAAATCTCGGATCTCGATGATGGAGTCGCGGCGCCCCTTGAAGGTCAGCGGCCATGACTGCGAGCGGTTGTTGGGGCCGTCGCCGACCACCTGGGCGTAGCCATCACCGAACTGGGAGGTCCGGGTACGGTGGTCGATCTGCCCCTGGGCCCCGCTCAATGGCCGCCAGGTGAAGGTTTCAACGGCCATTCACGAGCCTCCAGATGGCGCCGCCGGTGGCGAGCTGCTGCTGCACGACGCGGAGCGCGCCATCGTTGATCATCTTCCCGAGCTGCTTGCCCGCGTCGCCCGCTCCGTTGGCGTCGGTCGTTGTGGTGGCGTTGCCATTCGCATCAATGTGCACCTCGGTGGTGATCTGGATCGAAGGGGCTGCCATCGCTGCGCCAGCGCCCGGGCTCCCCAAAGGGGTGATGGAACCGCCCTGCCCGCCCATCATCAGGTAGCTCTTGCCACCCTGGCTCAGCAACTCCGGGCCACGCTCGTTGACTTGGTACAGGGAGCCCGCCGACACAGGGCCGCCAGTAGCTCGCTGTCCTGCTACCCAGGTGCTGAAGTCGGTACCGGTATACCCCGCCTGGGTGGCGCCCGCTGACGAACTGGTGCCTCCGCCGAAGTAAGACGACGCCACCGAACCCGCGATGCTCAGCAGGCCCGAAAGCGCCTGGCTGCTGGCGGACCTCACTGCAATCCTCGCCAAGTCGGCCAGGACAGACTGCGCGAACCCCGAGAAGGACAGCTTTCCGGTAGTGGCGAAACTCACTACCGCGTCTTCCATAGAGCTGAAGGCGCTGGTGAACAGGGTCTTCGTCTGGCCGGCGACATCACGCGCCGAGTCCCGGTAGTTGTCGAAGGCCGAGGTCATGCCACTGCGCCAATTGCCCTGGGCCTCGGTCATATCGTCGTAGTTGGCCACCACAGTGGCGCGGAGGTCGTTCTCGGTGGCCTTCAGAGCATCCAGCTTGCGCTGGTACTCCTCGATGCTCATTCCTCGCGAGCCGTCGCCGTACTGGTTAGCCAGCTCCAGACGGCTGCTGTTGATCCGGTCGGTGATCGCGTTCTGGCTGTCGAACAGCGAGCGCTGGCGATCCCCCATGCCGAGCGTCGCGGCGGACCGCTGGCCCTGGTCGCGTAGCGTGCGAACCTGCTGCTGGAGGGCATCGGTATAGGTCCGGACCGACTCCTCCTGCTTCTTCAGCCGGCCCTGCTCGTTCAGCGCCAGGACCGACAGCTCGCTGTCTGCATCCTTCTGCGCCTTGACCATGTTGGCCCGGGCGTCAGCGATCTTCTGGTCGAGCTGGATCCGCTGCTCTGCGCTGGTGGTGCTGCGCGCCTTGGCCTGTTCCAGCGCATCGATCTCGCCCTGGTAGGCGGCAGTGACCTGCTCCTTCTCGGCGTTGATCAGCACCACGCGCTGGCGATAGTAGGCCTCCTGGGTGATCAGCCCTGCCTTCTGCTGGGCCTCCAGTTCCTTCTGGCTGTTGGCGTAGCTGGAAACCAGGGCCTTCCGGGCGTTCTGCTCATCGTTCAGGTCCGTCAGGTCGACGGCGCTGCGGCGCGTGCGGGTCCGGGTCTTCGGGTCCTTGTACTTGTCGTCGATGTTGGCCAGGACCTTGTCGACGTTGGCCTGCTTGACCAAGTCCGAATCAGGGTTCGCCTTTCGGATCTCGCTGATCAGGCGGAGGTATTCCTCCTTCTTCTTGTTCCGCTTCTCTTCGTTGCTGAGCGTCTCATCGGTCAGCGCCTTTACCTTGGTCGCGGCCTCGATAGCGTCTGCGTTCTGCTTGCGCCTATCGCCTTGCTCCTTGGATCGCTGCTGCTCAGTTGCCAGCTGCGCCTTCAGGACCTCCAGCTGCCGCTCGTAGTCGGTGTTGTCGTATCCACCCAGCTTCGCGCGCTTCTCGATGAAGCTGGACAGCTTGTCGATCCGAGTCTGGAGGGTCTCCTCACGGCCGATGCCGAGCATCGCGTCCCAGGCGCCCTTGGCAGCAGAGGCCAGGGAATTCCAGCCACGCTGCAGCGAGCCCAGGCTCTCCTGGACGCGGGTTGCCATCTGATCCTGAGCATCTGCCAGGGCGGTCTGGGCAAGCGCCGCGGCCTGCTCGCGCTCGCCCTGGGCCTCCAGCGCGGTGATCTGCTCATAGACCGCAGCGGTCAGGTAGCCGTACTGGTCATTGAGCTTGCGCGAAGCCTCTACGGGTTCTTTGCCCAGGGCGACATACTGCGCGACCACGTCCTCGATGGCGGTGCCGGTGGCCTTGGAGAACGACACGGCGGCAACGCCGATTTGCTCCATATTCTCGGCGGCGATCTTGCCGCTCTGCGCCATCAGCACCAAGGCCGCGGCTGCCTGGCCGGTGGTGCCGACCACGTTGGAGATGTGCTTCGCAGTCTCCGCCAACTGGTCTGCGGTGGTGCCAGCGGCGTTGCCGGAAAGGATCAGGGCCTTCTCGAATGCGGTGGCCTCTTCGCTGCCCTGGTAGTACGCCAGGGTGAGCACGGCGGCAGCAGCGGCGGCGACCGTAAACGGATTGACCAGGCCGAGCACGTAGCCGCCCAGCGCGCTCGCCGCCGGCCCGATACCGCCGAACATATCCTTCAGCTGGCCGCCCTGCTGCAGCAGCACCGTCAGAGGGGCTTGGCCGGCCTGGAGGCTGACCACGATGTCGGTAAACTGGGCTGGCACGTTGCGCAGCGCCGCGGCGGTCTGCTTGGCAGTGTTGCCGGTTCGCGTGAGGCCTGAGTCGAAGTCGGTCAGGCCCGTCCGGGTCTGCTGCAGCTGGCCGTTGAAACGCTCGAAGGTCTCGGCATCGATCAGGCCCTTCGCCTTGAAGCTCTGCAGCTTGCGCTGCTGGGCGTCCAGCCGATCCAAGGCAGCGACAGTGGGGTCGATCTGTCCCAGCAGCTGGGCGAGCTGCTCCTTCTGCGACTTCAGTGGCGGGATGGTCTTCGGCGCCGTGACGGCCAGGGCCTGCAGCTGCGCCGTCATTTCCCGAAGAGACGCCGCGGCACTCCGAAACTCGGCAGACGAACGATCCACGGCAGAGCCGAGGTTCGCCATCGACTGCACCGACTGTTGCTGGCGGCTATTCAGCAGCTCCAGCTGATCCACGGTCTGCCGCGAAGACAGGGCCATGTCGCTCATGCTCTCAGCGACATAGGTCTGCTTGAGGCCCAGCGACTGCAGCTCGTGATTGACCGTCACCGCAGCCTTGGCAATCTGGGCCAGGGAGGTGGCTGACTCGCGCTGCCGCTGTGCCATATCGGACAGGGAGCGGGTGGCCTCGCGGGATTTCAGGTTGAGCGCGGCTAGTTCGGCGTTGGTGCGGGTGCCGGCCTGCACCAGGCGGTCAAGATCAGTGGCGGCGGTGTCGACGCTTTCCGATTCGACCCGAATGCCTAGTTGGGCGATGTTCGTCATTCTGCTTTCTGCTCCGCCATCACTGCCAGCGCCTCGGCCTCCATGATGCGAACGTCATGGAACACCTGGTCGCGATCCTTCTTGGGCACGCCCACCAGGCGCATCACCGCGGGTAAGGCGGCATAGTCGAGCCCGCTGGCGCCGGCCATGCCGGTGCGCCACTGAGTCGACATCGCCTCGAACACGCTGAAGGCCTGCCAGTTGTGCTGCCAGACCTCCACGTCGTCCTCTTCGAACATCGCTGCCGATAGGCCAAAGGCTGAGAGTGCTGCCTCGGGCGGCGCGCCACCGTAGAGCGCGCGCGCCGCCTCCCTCAGTTTCCCGACTTGGCCGGCCGATAGGCCTGGTGGTAGGCGCTGAGCACCGCGGCAGGGGCATTGACCGAGGTCAGCGCCAGCGCACGGATGGAGTCCTCGTTGAACTCGTCGTCGAAGCCCCAGCCCACCACCACCTGCTGGATCTGGCCGACCTGCATGTCGACCTCCAGCTGGGTGGCCTCCTCGACCGACTTACCCTGGACGACTTCCACCAGCTCCTTCTCCTGCTGGTTCCAACCGTCGAAGACCTTGGCCAGCTCGACGCGGTCCAGGAAACGGAAGGTGAACGGGACCACCATGACGTCACCGCCCACGCGGGGCAGCGACACGTCAGCCTTGAAGGTCGGCGCCTGCTGAATCGAGAATTTCTTCGCCATGATCAGCCTCAGGCAGCGGTGGAGTAGCGGGTCGGCTCGGCCTGCAGGGCCAGGGCTACGGTGCGGGTAAGGATCTGGCTACGCGCGATCCCTGGTTGCTTGGAGTAGGACATGAAAGCGCCGTAGAACAGCGAGTCATTGCCAGGCAGATTCAGCCGAGAGGCCTCGATCTGCTTGTTTGCCGTCGCCTTTTTCAGCACCGGCACACAGGCCTGAGCTGGGTCATCAGCAATGGTCAGGGTCATGCTGGCGGCCGACATTTCGGTCGGAATTTGGCGGCCCTGCTCATCCTCGAGGAAGACGACGTCGGTGTATTGCTGTTCGCCGCCGGCGAATGCGACGTCCGTGATCTGCGGAATGACGACCCAATCGGTGATCTTCTTCATGGAGCCGACGCCGCCGCCAGCCGGGAAGCTGGTCAAGTTGGTGGTGTCGATCCCTTCCAGCGTGACCGCAGTGGAGTTCACGGCCTTCACCCGCGCCACGCGGCCATTCAGCTGGCTCCAGCCGGAGGTGAGCAGAACGATGTCGCCAGTGGCGATCGCCGCGCCGGAGCCGATGGTAGCGATCGCTTCGCTGGCGTTGCTGATGGCGCTGATGGCGACGGCAGGGCCGTAGGTGGACGCCATCTGGAAGGTGGCGCCGTTGGGGAGCTTGTAGCCCATGATCTATTCCTCGTGCAGAAATGAAGAAACCCGCACCAGGCGGGTCTCGGGTTTGCCCAACGGGCGAATCAGTTGGTGTCGGCGCGGTAGCTGAAGCTGGCCGGCAAGGTGAAGGTGCTGGCCTCGGGGACCTCAGGTCCCTGGCTTACCGGGGTGGTGATCACCACGGTGAAGGCGTCCCTGGTCAGGCGGTCATACAGCGGGAACAGGTCCGCCAGCTCGCCGACGATGTCCTCGGCCTGGCCAGCCCCCTGCCCGGTCGGTACCACCACGCTGATCTGGAAAACGCCCTGGTACCGGCGATGATCGCCAGCCAGGGTGTCGCTACCGGTCGGAGCCGGCAGCAGGTAGGCGCGGAGGTAGATCCCGCTCTCGGGCGGGGTGAAGTCCTGGTTCTGGTAGGCCACTGGGTAGCCCTCGGCAACGGCCCAGGCCGATAGCCTCGACTCGAACAGCTGGCGGATGCGCTTCTGGCTCATACCTGGTGCGCCTCCGCGGCCTCTTTGACCATCTGCTGGAATTGCTCAATGGTGATCCGCACCATGCCGTGTGGCGCCTTCTGGCTATGGCCGTATTCCAGCGGGATGCCGTAGACCAAGGTATTGACCAGGTAAGCCACCTGCCCGGGCTCCAGGGCATTGGCAGCGGCCACCAGGCGCGCGATGGTGTCGTCGCCCTCCTTGTCGGTGGTGATCAGGCTGCTGTTCGCCGGGGCGCCGATGGTCAGCTGCCAGTTCGCCTTGAACCGGCCGGTGTCCACCGGGCTGAGGTTGATCAGCGACTCGCCGATCTGGATCACCACGTCGCGCAGGGTCTGCTCAATGGCGGCCAGGGCCTGCAGCTGGAACTCTTCCAGCTGGGCCACGAAGTCGCCTTCCAGGCCGCCGTAGCGCGCCGTCATGTGGTGCGTCTTGGCCATGGCCTACGCCCTCCCCTGGACCTCGTAGCCGCAGGCGACACCCGCGTAGTTCCAGGGCTCGACGCTGATGACCTTCAGCACCTTGCCGTCGAACCGGATCTGGTCGCCGGTGACTGGCTCCGGCAGATCGGTACCGTCGGCCTGCACCGGCGAGACCAGCAGCTTGACGTCGCCCTGGCGGATGAGCGTGCCGTCGATGTCGGTTTGCTTGTAGCTCTCGCGCAGGCCCGAGCCGGTGAAGGACTGGGGCGCGGTGGTGACGGTGCTGGTTGCAGGGTCGTAGGCCTTCTGGCCTGGCTTGGTCAGCGTGAGATTCAGGCCCTTACCGCCCTTGGAGCGCGGAGCCAGCATGCGGATGGCCAGGGCCCGGCCGCGGTCGTGGATATCGGTCATCACCAGGTCACTCGATACGAGACCGTGCACCGGCAGTTCGCCAGGTCGGCCCAGGAGGCCCCCAGCGTCTTGTCGCCGGGGTAGTTGAGCCGCGCGCCGGTTGGCGACTGGAACGGCTGGTTGAAGCTCACGCGAGCACCGCCGAGGGTGACGTGGGCATGGCGGACCCGCAGGTCGCCCTTGTTGCGCCAGATTTTCTCCACCGACCGCGGCTTGACCGGGCCTTCGAGCACCTGGCCGTGCAGGCGGTTGAAGCCGGCGTTCAGCGCCTCATGCGCCTGGGCCTTGCCCACCAGCAGCGCATGCTTGTCGACCTTGGCCGCCGCGTAGGCCGTGGTGATGCGCTGGGCATCAGTGACCGTCACCGGCCGGCCCTGCTCGATGGCGCGCTCGACGATCCCGTCCAGGCGCCGGTCGCGATCGGCCTTGGCCAGGTACTGGCGCATGCGCTCGGCGACGCCACTGCGAAGCTGTTCGCGAGTGCTAGCGATGGCCTGGGCTTCTGGCGCAGATAGCCCCAGCACACCGCCCTGGCGGCGCCCGGTGCGCTCGTTGCGGCGGCCAACGACGTCCAGCGCGATCTGGCGCGGCGTGCGTCCGGCGGCGCGGCCGGCTGCGGTCGTCACGCGGATTGCCTCGGCCTGCTCCCGGGCGATGGTGCTGGTCAGGTCGGCGGCGTTCTGGTTCAGCCAGCGCTGTGCGGCCTCGGCGTGCTGGTCGAACTGCACCTTCCGCCCGCCCGGCATCTTGATGACCACCAGGGTGCCGCCCTTGATGTAGGCGGCGCGGACCGCCTCCAGCAGCGCGGCGAAGGCGCCAGGGGACAGCAGGGTCACCAGACCAGCGTCGTCCTGCTGGGCGATCAGCTGTTCCACCTCGGTGATGACTGCGGCGTCGACCGCGGCGCGGATCTGCTCCAGGTAGGCCCGCTGCAGCGCCGGCGCCATGCCGTCGATGGCGGCGAGGATCTCGGCCTCGGTCACACGACCACCACGGCGGGCAGCTCGAACCGGGCGACCAGCACCGGCGCGATGATCTCGTCGATCAGAGTGATTACCGGCCGGGGCGGGGCGGCGCCCGGGGCGCTGGCATCCGGTACCGCATAGGTCGTTTCCAGCGGACCGACCTTCTCGCTCTTCACCAGGCTCGTGGCCACGAAGTCCGGGCTGAGGCTGCCAGGGTTCACCAGCTCGCGCAGGGCGGCCTCGTAGGTGGCCTGCTCGACCTCGGCCGGCACCTCACCGTCGCCGATGGGGTTGCCGCTGTAGTCCTGGGCGCCGATACGCGGCCACTCACGGGCCTGGGCGCGGCCCAGCGCTTTCTCGCCGGGGAACAGCGACACCCAGCGGCCGGAGCGATAGCGCTTCCGGTACCGGCCATCGATGTAGACCGAGGCGCGCAGCAGCGCGGCCTGTTTGCTGGCCTCGTCACCTGCCCAACCGGTGCTGGCGCGGGCGGCATGGTAGGCGTCGGCGCCCAGCAGGGTGCCGTAGGAATCTGCCATGGCGTCGATCTCGAATAGATGGGCGGCGAACCGCCCGGGGTGTTACTCGGCGGCTTCCAGCTTGGCTTTCAGCTCGTCCAGGCTCGCGGTCTCGTCGAACTCGACGTCCTTGGCCTTGAGGGCCTCGATGACGTCGGTGCGCGACTTGGCGGCTTCGGCTTCGGCCAGGGCCTTGCGCAGCTTCTCCAGCCCGGTGTTCGGGTGCATCTGGATGCCGAGCAGATCCAGCTTGCCGCGCAGGTCGCGCTTCTGCTGTTCCTCCTCGGTCTCGGCGGCGCCCTGGTTCGGGTTGGAGGACGAAGGCTGGCCGCCCGCGCTCGCCGCTACGACCAGCACACGCTGCTCGACGTAGTGCTTCAGGTTCGCGCGGTCCTTGAAGTCGTCCCAGTTGTCCACCGTTGCGGTCTGCTTCGGCGGGATGATGGAGCCGTCGGGCAGGCCAATCGGCGTGCCGCTGGTGTTGGTGATCTCGGGCATGGGACCTCCTTACAGGCCGTCGGCGTAGCGGACTTGCAGCGGCTGGCGGACATCCACACCGCCGAGGCGGAAGATGCCGGGGATTTCCCAGCGCATCGGACCGGCCTGGAATACAGGCAGGAAGCGGTGCGGCATCGGCAGGTGCAGCTTCACCACCGACGGATCCCGGCGGTAGGACACCATGCGGCGAGTACCGCCAGCGCCTGCCTTCTCCAGCCCGCGTAGACCGCGGATGGTCAACGGCTGGCCGGTCTGCGCGGTGTAGACGTTGTTGCGCAGCAGCCAGCTGAGGATGGTCTCGGTGGACAGGTCGCTCACCATGCGGGTCGCCAGCAGGTTCAGGCTGTCCAGGGGCAGCAGCAGGGTGTCTGCCAGGGCGGTGTACAGCGTGCCCTGAGCCTGGCCTGCCAGCTGGTTGTTCACGTCGGCGAGGATCTTGTCTGGCGTGGCAGTTGCCCAGCTACCGTTGGTAACCGAACCGGCGGTGACGTTTGGCGCATTCACCAGGCCGGAGAAGCCCTTCGAACTGTCACCGTAGAGCGCGACACGGTCGACCATCTCCTCGTAGGCCCGGCGCGCGGCCTTGGCATCCTCGGCGTCGAGGTTGTAGCCGAGCATGGCGGCCTGGCTGATCTCTTCGAGACCGTAGCCGTAGCCGATGCCGGCGGTGTGGATCTGGGTCTCGAACTTGGTCAGCTCGGTACCGGCGCGCGGGATGTCGTCCGCGTTGCCGTTGATCCAGTCCGCCTTACCGTACTTGTCCGAGGAGAAGTAGGTGACGGTCTTGGCCCAGGGGCTGGCGGAAGTATCGACCGGCACCAGGCCGGGATACTGGATGTCGGGATAGACGATCTCGTTGACCTGGCGCTCGATGTGCGTGGTCTGGGAGATCACGAAACCCAGGGCGGCCTGGGCGTCCAGAAGCTTGAAGGGGGCGCGCATGTCGGCTCCTTACTTGAGGAAGATGTTGGCGACGGCGCCGGCCGCGGCGCTGGTGTCCCAGCGAGCGTTCGGAATCGTGATGCCACCGGTGTTGCTGAAGGTGCCGTCGGCGGTGACCGTTACCGGGTCGCTCGCCTTGACCGCCACGGCGGCGGTAACGCTGATCGGGCCATTGAGCAGGATGCGCGCGGACTCGCACTGGACGTAGCCATTGGGGCCGCTGGCGGAGCGGTCCAGGACCGACACGCCCACGAACTTGGCCGCGGTGTCGCCAGTGGCGAAGACGCGGACGGCTTTGTCGGCGGTGCCCTGGAACACCGGCAGGCCGAAGCCCAGGCCGGCGGCCGACTCGACGGTGCGGGACACCAGGTCGGCGTGGGTCATGTCCGGGATGTGGCCCGGTACGCTGGCGCGGATGTTCTCGGAATAGCTGGTCTGAATGGACGGCATTAGTTGGCACCTCCTTTCCAGGCATCACCCAGACGCGCCTCGTAGGCGGCCTGGCCGTTGTCGTTGGGGTTCTGGAACTGGCCGTCCTGCGTCTTCAGGTGCTGGCGAACTGGATCGCTGGAGTCCTCGACCAGGATGTCGAAGCGAGCGGTGATGTAGTCGGCGCTCTTGCCGGCCACCGCGGCGTCACCCAGCTTGGCCACCACGGCGGCCTTGCGGATCTCGTCATCGCTCTTGCCGCTGTAGTCGGCGTCGGCGATGGACTTGGCCTTGCCGATCAGGTCGCCGCGCGCCAGGACGCGAGCATCGATCTGGGCGTCGGAAAGCAGTTGCCCCTTCAGCTTCTCGATCTCGTTGTCCTTGGTCGCCAGCTCACGGTCCTTACCGGCGATGGCCGCGGTGTGAGCATCGGTCAGCGTCTTGACGTTGGCGCCTGCGTCGGCCAGCTGCTTGGTCAGCTTCTCGATCGCCTGGGCGCCTTGGTCAGTGGTTTGCACAGACAGGCCATCGACGATGACCGTGCGCAGAGAATCAGCCATGGGATGGCCTCCGTTGTCGTTGGGGTGCGCAGGGGTATTCGCACCGGGGCTGCGCTGGTCCCCGATCCGTAGTTGCTCGCCACCTCGCGCCCGATCAACGAGCGCCAGGTGATTCATCCGCATGCTTTCCACGCGGGCGTCGTAGGGTTCGCCTTCAGGAGTGACGCCATCCTCGAAGACGACGATGGCTTCCAGCCCCATGGAGAGCTCGCGGCGGCCGCCCTCGACATCGCGGATAGCCGCCGCATCCATCACCACCATCGGGACGCGGACGAACTCGCCGTCGCGCAGCACTTCGGCACCGGTCTGGCCCACAGCCAGCTCTTTCCAGTTGGCGGCGTTCACATCGCCGTGGTGGCCGTTGGTCATGGGCCGATAGGCGTAGGAGCGCATGGCGTCCTCGGCGAATACGGCCTCGGGCGGGCGGTACAGCCGGACAATGGGCATCTCAGGCTTGCCGACCTCGCTTCCGAGGTAGTCCTGGATGCCAGTGCGCGCTACCCGGGCCTCGGCCACGAGGTAGCCGTCAGTGGTTCGGCGGACAGCCGAAACCGACACGGAGTCGTGCAGGAGCATGGTGTTTTCCTTGGCGCTGGGCGCTACTTCAGGTTGTAGGTGCGGGCTCGGGATCGAGTTGGCCATCAGGGTCCAGATCGCCCTCGCCGCCCTCCTCGTCTGGCAGCTCTTTGCCGTACTCCTCCATGGCCGCCTCCAGGCCGGGCAGGACGCTGAACTCGACCAACGCCGTCTCGGCAGCACGGGAGAGCGCAGCTTCGGGGAACAGGCCGGTGTCCTTGATCACCTTGATGGTGTCCGCGACGGTCTTGCCGATGGTGGCGCGCTCCGTCGCCGTGGGCTGCCAGAGGCTGTTCCAGACGTAGTGGATCTCAGGGGGTCGGCTGCCCAGCGCCGAACGGATCAAGCACTCATCCAGCACCGCCAGCGCGGGCCGCACGCTCAGCTCCTGGCCGGACTGGATCCGGTCGTAGTAGTTGCGCAGGTCCGATTCGCCGCTGGCGTTCAGTCCCGCCGGGGATTGGCCGAGGAACCGGGTGGCCGGGATGTCCGCAGCGCCGGTCACGTTCTGCAGGAAGCGGTCGATGATGTCCGGCAGCGTGCCGAAGTTGGCCGTCTTGGTCTGGTAGTCCTCCTGGGCATCCAGCATCAGCGCGCCATTGATGCTCTTGGCCATGGCGGCCAGCCGCAGGCGCTCCAGCAGCAGCTTTTCGAAGCGCGGATCCTCCAAGCTCTGCATCAGATCCGGGATCTTGATGACGTCGACCTTGGCCTCGAACACCAGGCTCGCCACGTTGGCCAGCGTGCCGTCGCTCTGCTTGACGGCCTCCATGACCGAGGTCAGAACCGAATCGCTCCAGCCGTGGCCCGCGCCCTCGACTAGCTCAGGGTCGGCATGTTCGGCGCCCTGGAAGATGGCCAACCGCGAGGGATGGATTTCGACGTTGGAGCCGGCCAGCCGGTATGCCTTGGGCATTCCATAGCGCGGCGACTGTACGTCTCGCTCGATCTCGGTCGGGCTCAGGTGGCGCCGGCTCATGACGGTCAGGTATTTCAATCCACCCTTGCCGATGCGATCCGGCCGCAGTTCGGTCGACGTGTCGCGGTCACCGGTGCCAATGAACACCGCGGCCCCACCGAATAGCCGGCCGCGGATCATGGCGGTGTGGACCCGGGCGACGAGCGCCAGGTTTTTCTCCTCGACCTCAATGGCCTGGATCTGCTCCTTGGAGGCTTGCCACCCACGCCAGCGCCGGCAGGCGTCGAGCGCGGGGATGTCGATGATCTTTCGTGGCAGCCAGCTGCTGCGGTAGGCCGCCATCAGCTGCTGGTCGGTAAGGGTCGACACCAGGTAGCCCGAATGGGACGCCTTGTCCCGCTCGGTGCCCAGGTTGGCCACGAAGTTGACCAGCTTGTCGGAGAGGAACTGTTTGACACCCATTATGCGACGCCTGCGAGGGAGTACCTGGTGATCGGGTATTCCTTGTGAATGAAGTATCCGCCGGCATCGGGCCGGTGGTCGTTGCCTTGCTTCTTGTCGGGCTCGCCGTTCTCCGCCCAGACCTGCTGCTCCAAGTCGTCGGCATAGGTCGGGCACTTGTCGGCGTTCACGCGATAGCGCCGCTCGCCCGCTGCGTTGCGGAACATGGCGTTCATGGCGTTGATGCGGTCCTTGACTGGCGGGTTGGCGCCTGGGGCGACGACCATGAACCCGGCCTGTTTGAGCAGGGAGATGTCCGTCTCGCTGGCGCGCACCGACTTGCGTGAATCGCCGCTGGCGTCCGGGTAGATCCGGATCAGCCGGGTGTTGCGGTACTCGGTCCCGGTATAGAGCCAGTACCGCTCCTTGAGCTTCTGGATCATGTCCGGCGTGTCGTAGCCGTTGATGATCTCGTCGACCGCGTGCGGCATTCCCAGGCGCTTGACGTGGACGATGGCCGACATTTTGCCGACGTTGAAGTCCATCCCCACGAAGAGCGGCTCCCCGGGCTGGATGGTCTCCTGGCTGCCGTTGAGCTTGCGGTCATAGGCGGTGTAGATCGTGCCCGAGGTCAGGTTCACGAACTGGCCGTCGAGGTAGGCCATGATCAGCTGCTCGGGGTAGGACTCCATCAGCGATTCGATGTAGTCGTCCGGCAGGTTGAGCTCATTGTCGAAAGTGCTGGCCTGCACCAGGCCATACATCTCGGTCAGCGCCGGCTTCGCGCGCAGCTGCTTGACGAACTGCTGATAGACGAACTTGAAGCCCTCGGGGGTCGTGGTGACATCCACCCCGTTCTTCAGCCCATCCACCTTGTAGCGCATCCGCGCAATGATCTTGCGCCAGGCCTGCTGGGCCTTGGCCGCGGGCAGGACGTCCAGCTCATCCACCAGGGCGTGGCCGATCTTGAAGCCTACGATGGTCTGGGGCTTCTCCATGGACCGGCAAATCGTGGTGCTGCGGTACCGGCCGCCGCTGTAGAACTCGACCTCCTTGTCGCTCTCCTTGGTCCGGACCTTGAGGCCCCAGTCGAAGGCGACCTCCTCGATGGTCGGGAAGAAGATGTCCCGGATCTGCGGGTAGGTCGGCGCGAAGTAGCCGGAGTTGATCCTGGGCCACTCCCAGACGTGCTTGCAGAGCGCTGCGCAGCCCACCCAGGTCTTGCCCGAACCGAACCCCGCCACGAACCCCCGGAACTTGTGGGGCAGCTGCAGGAACTGCGCCTGGGGCACGTTAAGCGTCGGCATCGCGCACCCTCGCGTCCACCACCTCGACCTGCACGCGGGTAGGCGGCAGATCGTCGTGCGGCATCTCGGCCTTGGTCTGGCGGTTGACGTAGACGTCGCCCACTTCCTTGGCGGCCTGCTCTAGCAGCTGGGCAGTCAGCGCCAGGTTGCGCATCCCCTCGGCCTTCTCGGCCATGCGGCCCAGGGTGCGGAGGCGGTGCGCGCGGTTGGCGATTGGGATGTCCGCGGTCTCTTCGCGGAAGCGTCGGCGGGTGTCATCGAACAGAACCCTCCAGCGCTTGGCCAGGTCGCGCCCGGCGTACTTCGTGGGGTCGTGGCTCTCGCACTGCTGGCGGGTCACCTCAATCCCAAATTCTTCTCTGACGGCCGTGGCGACCTGGGAGGGCGTGTCGAAACAGGCCAGGGCCTGAACGATGAAGGCTTTCACATCGTTGCTCAGGGTGGCCATGGTTCTACTTCCGTCAGGGGTCTGTCAGAGGTCAAGCCGACTTGAGCAGACAGGTTCCGCAGGCCCTCGCAATGTTGATTTTTTCCACCTCGGGGCGGCTGCTCGCGGCTTCCACCAGGCGCTGCACGTCCGGGCTGGCGCCATAGCGACGCACCACGCCGACGAACTCCTCGACGTCGTGGCCGCGCAGCTTGAGCTTGGGCATGCCGTCTCGGGTGAACGCTGGGGCGCCGAAGCCATCCAGCTCTTGGGCGATGTGGTAGAGCTCGTGCTCGACGAGGGCGCAGAACTCGGCGTCGCTGCATTCGGCGCAGTAGTCGGCGGCCAGGGTGATGAGGAAGTCCGGGATGTCCCCGAACCACTCCACCATCTGCTGCTCTGCCCTCGCCTTCTGCCAGCCGCCCGCACGAAACGCGACCTGCTCGGCCTGGCCCAGCACCAGGCGGCTCGTCTTGACGAAGCCTGTCCTGGCCCAGAGGAAGCCGATGTCCGCGTCGAGCAGATGGATGTGGTCCTCGTTGCGCAGCCGCCCACCCTCGCGGACGAAGGTGTCCATGGCCCAGTCGCGCAACTCGGGCGACGGGACAATCTCCGGCCATTGCGCAGTGGGCGGCTGCGGACGATTCATGGAGTCTCCTTGTGCTGACTTACCAGCTGGCTTGCGGCCGCTCGTTCGCCGTAACGGAGTTGTTGACCTAACGTGTAGGTCAGGACCTGCCCGACCGGGCGAGACAAATATGTAATAGGCGAGGTGCAAATGCGTAGGCGGGATCAGCTTGTAGGCGTGTCGATTGCCGCGTTTGCGATAGCGGTAGTCACCCCACTCAATGGCCTTTGGTTTTCCTACCCACTGTCGCTATTTTTAGGGGTACTGCAGCTGTTCAAAGCGAAAACGCAGACGCTCCTGACTTCGCCTCTTCCGGCCTATTCGCTACTGGCATTGGCGTCAGCGCTGGTATTCGTCTGGTGCGCTATCAGGATTGCTCGCCTCAAGTACAGCTACTGGTCGCCTCGAAGCGTGTTGCTGTACCTGCTTGGCCTACAGAACCTAGGAACGCTGCTACTGGTTCTGATGAACCTAGGAAGGATAGGCCCGTCGCCGTGGATGTACGTCCTATTCCAGGTAGCTTTGACTGTCGCCTACGTCGGACTTTCTGTAGCAACAGTGCTGACCGTTCGGGCGAACAAGCGCTCTAGAGTCAATAGCTCCCCAGCGCCCCTCAAGGGGTCCGACCTGTAACAGCCGCCAGTCACGGTTCGTTGGCTTTGGTCGTTAGCTCACTGAGCAGCCTGCTGCGTCTGCACAGCGTCTGCCGCCTTGCTCGCAGCATCACTGGCTGCTTGTGCGGCGGTAGCGGCCACCTCTGCTGCCTTACCGGTCTGGCTGGCCAAGGTCTCCAGGCGCTGGTCCTTCTTACCCAGCGCCTGGTCGTAGGCAGCACGAATGGCAGCCAGCTCCACCAGCATGATCCGGTGGGCGCTGTACATGGCCGCCTGGTAGCCGAAGATGCCGCCGCTCAACACTAGCAGCGCGCCGAGCGCCCACAGTTCGTACCGTCGCCACCAGGCTTTAGCGCGCTTCAGGGTTTCGCCGTTCATAACCGGTCCTCTGCAAGGCCTGCCGTAGCTGCGAGACCTCGCTCGTCAATTGGCTGATCTGGGCTTCCTGCAGGTCGAGCTGCGACTTCATTGCCTTCATGGTACCGGTGAGTTCGCCCACCGTTCGGTACATCTCGTTGCGCTCTTTCGTCACCGTCTCCAGTGTCGTCCGAAGGTCTTTGTTCTCTTCGGTCAAGCGCTCCAGCATGTCCTTCTCGGCGCGATCATTCGCGACGGAGGCGTTCGTGCTGGAGTAGAACTTGCGAAGCCAGGTAAGGCCCCAGGCGAGGCCGATACCGCCCGCGGTAAACCACCCGGTCGGGTTGCCGCCGCCCAGATCGGATGGGTCCATTTCGATGCTCCAGAAATGCGAAAGGCCCGCCGAGGCGAGCCTGATAAATAACGATGAAAGGCGAATCTGCCCTGTTGCTAAATAGGCCCAATGGGCCTAATATACATCACATGGGAAGCGCATGCCGCGCGGCCCGACAGCCCCAAAGGGACGAACCAATGAGCCTCGAAATGACCCACGCCGAACTCGAAAAGATCCACTCCGAGATCGCCAAGCTGATGGCCGAAACCAGCAAGCTCAACGCTGAGACCAGCAAGCTGCGCGCAGACACGTTCTGGTACCCCATCGCAGTTGCTACCGGCCTGGTCAGTGCCGTGGCGGGCGTGACGGCGATAGTCATCAAGCTCTTCAACTGAATACCCAGGCCCCGCGAAAGCGGGGTCTCTCTTTGGGGTCCACCATGCAGCGCATCAAGCATTACCAGCCGCCCACCACCGAAGACCTGGCCCAGCTCAAGGCGCAACTGAAAGCTGCTGGCTTGAAGGCAACTGGCGATGAGCTTGCCGACTTGGCCGGCTTGTCGGATGGCAGGCAGTGGCGAAAGTACACTGGCGGCGCCCAGCCCCGCGAGCTGAGCGCGCAGATGCTGTTCTTCATCGCTGCGAGGCTGACTCTGCCGGAGGAGCAGCTGGAGACGATCTACAGCAAGATGCGGGAGATTGGCGCCACCCTGGATTTCGAAGGCTGAGGCAAAAACCCCGGCACATCGGCCGGGGCGTTGCTTACTTTCTGAGGCAGCCCGGAAAACGCCGGTCCGCGTCCGACACGTACTGCTTGCCATCCTTCCCCATGCACCAGGTGCTGCCGTACTGACGGAAGCTGGTGAACTGGCTGCCTTCGACATCCATTCTCGCCGCACGCCGGAACTTGCGATGCCATTTAGCCTTGTCGGCTTTCTCGCTTTCGCAGGTCGTCATTCCGAAGATAGGTGTCTTTTTGCGGCTTCGGCTCATAGGGGCCACCCTGCGGCATCTGCGCGCCGCTCCTGCATGGTCAGCATGTGGAAGTAGCGGCGAGGGTTGCCGCACATGAAGCAAGAGCAGACCTTACCGTGATTGGCGAATATACCTGCCATCCTGGCGTCATTCGTCCACGCCTCATGGGCACTCTGCTTTCGGTAGAACTTGGCCTTCACGCGTTGCGCGTGATGCCTTCTCTCGGATCGATCCATGGTCATCTCCAATGGCCAGATCCAAGAAAGCCCCGGGAGACGAATCTGCCGAGGCTTCTGATGGGGTGCTGCTTCACACGATGAATAAATCATGCCGCCAGCCGCACATTTGTGTCAAGCCGCACACTTCATCGCCCGAAGAAGGTTCGCGACGGGCGCCAGAGCCATCTTGTCCAGGTCGTTGCAGGCGGTGAAACAGGCCTGGACGAACTCCTCCCATTCCCGGTCCCAGTTCCGGGCATCCAGCTCCACGCCGTAGGTGTAATCGAGAAAGGTGCGAAAGGCCTCCGGCGTCGGAAGCGGGTCCGGCGCGGCGCTCTGCCCGCCCTGGTGCTGGCGCCGGTACCGGTATAGCACCGCCATGGCGACGAACTCGGCCTTGGCGTGCTTCTTCGCGTACATCTTAGGCCCGCGCAGGTAGGCCAGCTGGAACACCGACCATTCGGCTACCTCGCGCCACAGGTCGTTGCTGTCCGGGTGATACAGGTGGTTGCCGAAGGCGAACAGGTCCGCCGGCAAGCGCTCCACCACGCTGCGGACGTGGGCGCCGATGGTCTCGTTCACCAATCCGGTCACGCCGCGTACGCGCTCAGTGCTCTGGTAAGGGCCGACCAACGCCAGCGACTCGCAATGGCGGTTGGTGCCGTCCCCTGGGCGGTAGTAGGCGTTGAACCACTCGTCTCGGGCTGAACTCAGGCGCATCTGGGATACCTCGGAAATCTGGATTGCGACTTGCGCGGCCACCTGGCGGCGCAGACAACTGCAGGCATCCTTGCCGGTTGGATCACAGGCGGCGCTTTGCCTGGCGCTCGATTTGGTCATGGCGGTCACGGAGCAGCCGGCGTAGCTCTCGGGCCTCCCGCTCGCGCCTCAGCTGGAGTAGGCCATGACCGACGATGCCGACTCCCGCGAGCGGGACCAGGTACGACAGGAAGGTCATCATGCGGTCCGCCTCTGGCCGTAGATCGCCAACATCAGGTCTTCGGGGTGGGGTAGCAGCAGTTCGAGATGCTCGGCGCAGTAGCGATCGAGCAGGTCGAGGTATTCGGTCATCTGGGCCTGGGTGAACCCGCTGGTCTTGGCCCGGCCGATCTTGAACTCGCCGCCGGCAGGCCCAGGCATGGCCACCTTACGGATCTCGCATGGCCACAGCCGCGCTACCAGGATCTCGTGCCACTCCTGGGCGCTGGCGAACTGCCCGAAGCTCTCGGCCAGGTGCTTCTGGATAGCGTTATTCCACATCCACAGCAGGCGGTTCTGGGCATCACTGCGCTGGCTGCGGATCTCGGTGATGGCGATTTTCCTTGGCTTCGAGAGATCCAGGCCGGCGAGGAAGGACATCAGGCGTTCGCGGTCGGCGGGGGTGCGGATCACGTGGTCAGTCATCGCCCTGCCCCTCCACATCGCCCAGCCAGTCACAGGGAAGCCGAACAGAGCGCTGGAAGCAGAGACCATGCAGGTCGTGCAGGTGGGCCAGCAGGATCAGCAGCCAGTAGATGCCCATCACGCGGCCTCCTCGGTCATCAGCGGCACGATCCGCACGCGCACGCACGGCGTCTCGGCGTAGCGCTTGCGCACGATGGCGTCGACCACCTGGACGTCGTCCCGCCAAACCACGCCGTTCAGGCCGTCGTAGATCGCTTTGATGACGTTGTCCATGTCGGGCTTCGTGGTCGGGAACACCTGGCCGGCTACGGCCTGGGCCTTCCATTTTTTCGACTTCGACTGAGGGATGGGCAGCAGGATCTGCAGCTCGACCATGACCGGGTGCGGGATCAGGCCCCGGCCGGCCATGGCGATCTGGGCTGCGTGGGCGATCAGCCCCTCATAGGCCACCGTTTCCTTTGGCGTGAACATGCGGGCATGGGCGCCCACCTTGCCGATACGGGGGCGGCCCTTACCGATGGGCTTGCCGGGTACCACGAAGTCCACCGCGGCGAATTCACGCATAGTTGTCTCTCCGGATGCGCATCTTGGCCAGCAGCATGGCGCGGGCTTGCTTGGGGTCGCTGGGAATGCCCTGGGCTTGCATCAGGTCCCGCGCCTGCTGGTGGCTGTGGGCGAACTGCACCTGAATCGGCGACTTGTGCTCGTGCTCGATGCCGAGGGGGATCGTGTCCTCAAGCGGCTTGCCCATGACGGCCCGGGCCCGGACGATCGCGTAGTTCCTTGCAAAGGTCTTGCGCAGGGTTTTGTTGTCCGGCCGCGCGGTGCGCAGGTCGTAGGTGCCGGTCTGCTTGGCAGCAACGCGCACGGCGTCGTGTTTGTACTCACCGCGCAGAGCCTGGTCCCAGGCCTCCTCCTCGGTGGGCAGGCCAGGCACATGCAGGCACAGCTGGCGGAAGACGTTCGCCGGCGGCGGCCAGTCGAACTCGTCGCCCTTCTCGACCAGCAGGGTCAGCCCGTTGGCGATCTGGCGGCCGCTGATGTCGTGCAGCACGGTCGCCCAGACGCTGTCCTGGTCAGCTTTCTCGCCAAAACTCGACGTCCAGCGGTGGCCGTACATCTCCGCCATCTTCATCCAGAGCTTGTCCAGCAGCTCCTGCCGCAGCTTCTCGGGCTTTTCGGTCGGCGATGCCTTGGCGGACCCGGTCGACAGCAGAGAGGCTGCGTTGTCGACCAGCGTGAGCACCGGCTTGGGCTTGAGGTCTTCCGGGGTTGGCTTGTGCATGGCGGTGCTCCCGTTTCAGATGCTGGGCGAGCGCGTGCTCCCAGCGGGCTTGGGTTCGGTGTTCATCAGGGTTGGCAATCCAGAACGACCGGAACTCGAGGAGCTGGTCAGGCTGGATCTGGACGCCGGCCATGGCGTTCATTGTGAGCGTGGCCTTGAAGGTCTGCGGGTTCGGCTCCCAATCCGCCGTCATGGCGAACCTGGTGCGGGAGTCGGTTGCGCACGCACGCGGTGATGGTGGTGGTGTATTACCGGACTCCGGAAGTAGGTTGCTGCTAGCGGGTTGCTCAAAAAATAACCCGGTTGCAGCTCCACCCTCCTCCTGGCTAGAACCCTCGCCATTGCTGGGTTCTGGCTGGTTGTTGCTCGGTTGTTGCCCTGGTTGTAGCTCGGTTGTAGCTCGGTTGTAGCTCTTTTGGGCGGACTGATCCGTTCGGGCGTGGGGAAACTCGAACACCAGGGGTCCGATGACCTTCACCGCACCGATCTTTTCCATGCGGCGCACGGCCGATCGGTACTGCTCCCGCGTGATTGCTTTCGGTGCAGGACGCCCAGGAATGGGGTCGACGGTGAAGCCTTCGCGCAGGACGATCTCATTGATCTTGGTCTGGATCCCGGCAATGCCCGATGCGAAGTCCATGCGGCGCTTGAGGGCCACGTAGAGCTTCAGCAACTCCGCCGGCTCGCCAGCGAACAGGGCCCATTCATCATCGTTGACCAGAACTGCGGTCATGACTCAATCCCAGCCCAGGGGTCCTGGGCGCTTTTTCTCAGCCTTCAGCCCCAGCTCCGCCAGGGTTTCAAGGGAGCGCAGGTATTCGGCGTTGACCACCACCGCAGAAACCGGGACGACTTGCAGTCCCAGGAGCGCAAACAACTTTGCCCAGCGCTCAATCTCGCCTTCCTTCCAGCGCGACACGGTCGATTCGGACAAGCCGATTGAGTCGGCGACGGTCTTCTGGCCCACCGACACGAGTCGCTGCAAGACCAGGGCTTCGATCTCCCGTGCTCTTGCAGATGGGTCTTGGCTTAATGCGGGTGTGCTCATGATCAGGACGCCAGCGCGAGTTCCGGCCAGATCAGGTTCCAGTCATTGGGGCGCAGGGCTTTGCGCGTAACCGCGCCAGCCGTTGCCCGCTCAATGCCTGCTGCCATCTCTGCGGAAGCTGTCTTGTGGCCGTAGCCGATCATCCGCAGATAGCCGCGGGTGGTCTGGGTGGTCGCCACCGCGTCGTCATCGGCGGTCTTGAGCCACTCCAGCAATGCTGGGTGCTTGGTACGCATGGGATTTCTCCTTGAGGGATAGGCGGAATATAACCTCAAGGTAATACCCATTCAATACCTGTAGGAAATTTACCTAGAGATAATGTTTAGGGATTATTGCTCGCATGGACATCTACGAGGCCCGGCGCACCAACCTACGCGCCATCATGAATGCCCGATTCGACGGGAAGATGGTCGCGCTGGCGGCTGCGGTCGATCGCGCCCAGAGCTACCTGTCGCGCTGCCTGACGCCCAATGAGACGCACCGCAAGCGGATCGGCGAGGAGCTGGCACGAGACATTGAAGCGAAGCTCGGACTCGAGCCGCTCAGCCTGGACCGGCCGAAGACGAGCGATCAGTCAAACGTCGACCAGCCAATTCCCATCACCTCCCCCTTCCGCCCGATTCCCATAGTCGGCATTGCGCAGCTGGGCGCCGAGGGCTACTGGACGGCCTTGAGCCCGAGCGAGGGGCACATCAACTTCCCCACCCAGGACAAGGACGCCTATGCCTTGCGGCTGCGCGGCGACTCGATGTCACCAGCGATCCGCTCTGGCTGGGTGGCAATCATTGAGCCCAATGGCGACCTGGTGCCGGGCGAGTACGTCTACATCAAGCTCCACGGCGTCCACGATGAGGGAGAGAGCATGGTGAAGGAGCTGCTACGGGCAGACGACTATGAGGTCAGCCTGATGTCCGTCAACGACGCCTTCGGGCGCCGCAGTATCCCATGGGAGCAGATCCAGTACTGCTACCCGGTCGGCGCTATCGTGCCGCCGAGTAAGATAATTAGCTGATAGTTCCAGACCAGACCTGCGGAATTGTGAAGGACCAAATGATACAGCTTAACGTCATTAATGTAGGAAGTTGGCGGCGTGACGTAGAGTTTGGCGATTTTTATCCCGAAGGAGCACGTCCGAAATTTGCAGTATTTTCGCCCGAAGTCGTAGACGAGACGATACTTAAGCCGAATTGGCGCTATCTTTTCAAAAGATCCGATCCCAGATATCCCAAACAATTTTGGGCTGAGATAATAGCGCACATCATAGGCAACGCTCTAGATATCCCTACTCCGCCAGCCTATGTTGCGTACGACCGGAGAGCTGATTGTTATGGAGCACTCATCGAGTGGTTTTATAATGATAGCTTTGAAAGTTTTGTTTCTGCCGGAAACTACTTTCAGAGAATAGACCCCCTGTTTGATCGGGAAAAAGGCAAGACACACAATTATACGGATGCTATACAGGTAGCAGGCCTCCAACTCGGCTCTATCGCTGCAGCCGAAAAGCAATTTGCAGAAATGTTTCTATTGGACACTGTCATAGGAAATACAGACAGGCACCAAGAAAACTGGGGGTTTATAGAGAGTCATGCGGGACCGCACGCCTATAACACTAACAAAAAACTCTGCCCGTGGTTTGATAATGGCACCAGTCTAGGTCATGAGCGGCATATGCATATCGTGGCAAACTGGGGAGATCGCCAGTACCGTGAATACGTAATGAAAGGCCGCAATCACATGCGACATGAGAAGTCGTCCGAGCGCCGCCTCAGCCATTTCGACAGCCTGGAGCTCATTTCACGTGACAACGACTACATCACCGATCACCTCGTACGAACTGTCTCACGTGTAAGCGAAGATACGCTAGAATGGCTTATGAGAGCGCTGACATCGCTCAACTTGATGGAAGACCTATCGCTCGATGTCGAGAGAGCAGAATTTATAAAGCGATTAATTTTGCTGCGGAAATCGATAATTTTGGAAATGCTAACATGAGCGATTTTGTCGTATACGAACCTTCGAGGCTTATACTGACATGGCAGCCGATCTTAAATGAAGGAGATCGGGGCAGTCGCCATGCCGTAGCGGAAGTCATCAGAAGCAATAACCAAATAGTCTTTAAGTATCTAAAAAACTCAAAAGATTTCAATGATGCTTTAGCGCTTGGATTTGAGGGCTACCCAGCGTTTTCACTAGACAAAGACGTTCATGACGAAAATGTGATGGGCGCTCTAATGAGGCGTCTACCGCCAAGATCCCGCCCTGATTTTTTTAATTATCTCAATAGACACCTGCTTCCGGAGGATTTCAAAGGCAGTGACTTCTCTCTACTAGCCTATACGGGTGCAGGGCTTGCAAGTGATTCCTTTAGCATCTGCCCCGACCTTCGAAGTGCTGAGGCGCCATTTGATATACCGATGCAGATTGCCGGTTATCGATACAATCGCCCCAAAAATCCTAAAATATTAAATAAGTGCACATTGAGCTTTGTCAGAGAGGATAACCCTCACGATCCAGACGCCATAGCCATATGCGCTAACGGCAGCAGGATCGGCTATGTAAGCCGTGTGATGTGTAATGGTTTCGACGAACTTCTAAACAATCACTCAGTCGAAGCTAAAGTAACAAGGCTCAATGGTACGCCAGAAAGGCCCACCGCTTGGATACTCCTAAAAGTCAGGTAAAGATTTTTTTCTTCTAGAGCCCGCGGATGCGGGCTTTTTCATGCTCGGAACCTTGCCGCTTCGCTGTCTGTCGCATACTGTATATTTGAACAGTATCACAGAAAGGAGGTGGCTCATGCCCCGCAGCAATGCCCAGGTCGTCAAGAAACAGGTTCAGGTCTCCAGCTACGAGCGGCTATGCCGCCGAATCAATGCCTACATCGCCGAGCCGCACGCGCAGCTTGAGCAGCGGTGTCGCGTCGAGCGCCTGGAGACGGACCATGACGATGACTGGGAGCGGGTCGTGGACGAGATGCGGGAGGTCGATGGCCTTTCTGTAGAGCAAAGCGGTACCGGGTATGAGTTCAGCTGGAGGGAAATGCCTCCGGCTGAATGATTGATCACCACAACAGAAGCCCGCCTCGCGCGGGCTTTTTGCTGTCCGGGTAAAATTATTACCCGGAGGTATTGACCAGGAAAATAACCCATGGGTAATATCACTCCATCGCCAGCAACCACTGGCCGGGCAGCTCCACCGCCCCTGCTCTTTCACAACCCGACGCAACAAAGAAACCACAGACCGCATTGCCTCTACGGCGACCGGCAATCAGACAGGTCCGAAAGCCTGCCCACGCGAAGGCGACCCCAAGGGGCGACCGGGACGGCTGATTGAGGGCACTTGGCCCGCTCCGCGCGAGAGACCCGCACGCAATGCGCCGTTTTCACTGGCTGGCCCTGGCAACAGGGCCAGACGGGAAGACAACCGAGGAAAGCACCATGCGCACCTACCTGATCGTGCTCGCCATGACCTGCGCCGCTTTCTTCGGCGCCATCGAGTACACCAAGCCCGTCAAGGACCAGCCGATGGTGATCATCGGCTACCAGGACGAGTAGCCCCGTTCGCCGGGCTGCTGCACACCGCCCCACCGGTTGCAGCCCGGCTTTTTACCCCGCGCCCCGGCGCCCATCGAGACCCACACCATGACCCTCGCTATACAGCATGAGCGGGCGCTCGAAGGCGCCCACGAACAGGTGCTGCAACTGCAGCACGACATCGATACCCACCAGCCCGACACGATGCTGGCCTTCGCCATCCACTGCGATATGCAGATCGATCCGCAGCGCCAGGTGGTGCTGCTGGAGACGCTGGCCAGCATGCGCGATCGCCAGTTCAACGAGGCCTACATGACCCTCGCCAGCATCAGCCTGCCGCTGGCCAAGGAACTCATGGAGTGGCGCCGCGTGCTGCTCGCCGAGCACGACAACTTCTTCACCGACGAACTGGCCAAGCGCCGCAAGGAGGCAGCATGAGCACCGAACAGGAAGTCGCCCAGCGGCTGATCGAAACCTGGATTGCACGCATCCCGGCCTTCAATGACGGCATCGCCGAGGGCATGAACGAGATGGCCTATGCCTTGGGCGCCATCGACGACCGCGCCCACGATCACAACCGGGTGCGTATCTCTCAGGAGGTCGCGAAGCGCTGGGCCAAGTCGCAGGGGGCAGCAGCATGACCACCGCCCCCGCTCCCGCTCCCGCTATCACCGACGACCAGGTCGCCGAGGCCGAAGCGCGCCACACCCTGCTGCTGCGCGCCCGGCAGTCGCTGCCCGAGGCCCTGGGCCTGCCGCCGGAGACCCGCTTGATCGACACCCCAATCCGCTCCCCGATGATGCGCCGGCCTGGTCGGCGCTGGTCGGTGGAGGTGGCGTCGTGAGGAACAAGTACCCCGGCACCTGCTACCGCTGCGGTGGCCACGTCCCGAAAGGCGATGGCCACTTCGAGCGGCACCAGGGTGGATGGCGAACCCAGCACGCGACCTGCGCCATCAAAGCGCGGCAGGAGAAAAATCAGTGAACGCACTCGTTTCGGTCGGCCAGCTCGACCGCCAGAAGTACCTGGGCGGCAGCGATGTCGCCGGGATCCTCGGCATCAGCCCCTGGCGCACACCGCTGGACATCTACCTGGACAAGATCCAGCCGCGGCGCCCGGACGATCCGTCCAAGGCGAAAATCTTCTCCCGCGGCCAGCGGATGGAGCCCTATGTCATCGACCTGCTGGCCGAGGAGACTGGGATGGTGATCGTCCGCCGCGGCGAGCGCTATCGCGACCCGGTGCACGACTTCATGGCCGCGGAGATCGATGCCGAGGCCGAGAGCGGCGAGAACATCGAGATCAAAACGGTCTCCCCGTTCAAGGCCCAGGCCTGGGGCGAGGAACAGACCGACGCGATCCCGGTGCACTACACCGCCCAGGCGATGCACGGCCTGATGGTCACCGGGCGCCAGGTCTGCATCTTCGGCGTGCTGATCGGCGGCGATGACTTCCGCATCTATCGGGTCGAGCGCGACGACGAGACCATCGAAGCGATCCGCGCGGCAGAGATCGCGTTCTGGGATCGCATCCAGCGCAAGGATCCGCCGCCGCCCTCGGCCGTGACCGACATCCTGCGGCTGTTCGATAAGGACTCCGGCGCCGGCATCGAGGCCGATGACACCACCGCGGCCATGGTTGCGGAGCTGTCCGGCATCAAGTCCCAGCTGAAGCGGCTGGAGAGCGAGCGGGATCGCCTGGAAGAGCACATCAAGGCGTTCATGCTCGATTGCACCTCCCTGACGGTGCAGGGCCGGCCGGTGGCCACCTGGAAGACCCAGGAAAGCCGGCGTTTCGACCAAACAGCATTCGGCGAGGCGCACCCCGCCCTGCTCGAACAGTTCAAGCGGACCAGCAAGTCCCGCGTCTTCCGCCTCAAGTAAGGAACCGACCATGTCCCAAGCACAGCTCAAGGCGGCCGCCCAAGGCGGCACCGGCAATTCCCGCCAGATCCTGGCCCAGACCGCCACGGATGCTGGCGCTGGCAACGTGAAGAAATTCTTCGAGAGCCAGAAAGGCATGCTCAAGCAGGTGCTGCCCAAGCACCTGGACCCGGACCGGATGCTCCGGATCGCCCTGGGCGCCATGCGCACCACGCCTAAGCTCATGAACTGCACCGTCGAGTCCCTGCTGGGCGCGGCGGTCCAGTGCTCAATGCTCGGCCTGGAGCCGAACACCCCGATGGGCCACATCTACCTGATCCCCTTCGACAAGCGCGAGAAGGTCGGCGGCGAGTGGCGGACCACCAAGACCGAAGTCCAGATCATCATGGGCTACAAGGGCATGCTGGACCTGGCACGGCGCTCCGGTCAGATCATCAGCATCGGCGCCCATGAGGTCTGCGAGAACGACGAGTTCGACTATGCCTACGGCCTGGACGAACGCCTGCACCATAAGCCGGCCCTGGGCGACCGTGGCGAGGTCATCGCCTTCTACGCGGTAGCGAAGCTGGTCGGCGGTGGCCACGCCTTCGAGGTCATGAGCCGCGAGCAGGTCGACCAGATCCGCGACAAGTCGGCGGAGAAGAACCGGGCGAAGCGCGACAACCGCGGCAATCTGATCATCACCGGCCCCTGGGCCGATCACTACGTCGAGATGGGGCGCAAGACGGCCACCCGGCGCCTCTTCAAGTGGCTGCCAATGAGCATCGAGATGGCCAATGCCGCCAGCCTGGACGAACGGGCCGACACCGGCGCCAGCCAGGCGCTGGATACCGCGCTGCAGGGTGACTACACCGTGCTCACCCCGAGCGACCCCGAGCCCCAGGAGCCGGAAGGCAGCGGCGCCCAGGCCGAGCAGCAGGATGATCAACCAGCCACCGACACCGCCTCAAGCCCTCAGCAGGCCGGGGACGATGACTTCAACATGGAGTGATGGCCATGGCCAGCCGGACCGTAGAGGAGCTGTTCGACCGCGTCGAGCAGTTCGCCGTCCTGCTGGCCGCCGCTGAGGACGGCGCGGATACGGACTGGAAGATCCAGTTCACCACCGACATCCGCGACCAGTTCAAGCGCTACGGCGCCCACACCTACCTCAGCGACGCCCAGCTGCAGTCGCTTAACAAGATCGCCCACCAGTAGGAACCCGCCCCATGAAAATGGAACACCGCGCCATCATCGAAAGCGCAGAGCGTCACGGCTGCCGTCCCTCCGAACTCGCCCACCAGCTGCTGGTGCACGACCTGATCGAGACGTGCCGCTTCGAGCTGCACAACCTCAAGGCGCCCTATCACAAGCTCAACGAGGGCCAGCAGCAGGAGGTGATTGATCGCCTCACCGAGAAGGTCGAGGAAGCCGTCGAGCTGGCCGTCCGGATCATTGCCGCGCGCGATGTTGTGTCGGTACCGATGGACATCCGGTCGATCAAGGTGGAAGCGAAGGCCCTGACCGTGACGGCCAAGGTCGACGCCAACGAGCCGTCGAACACTGAGCTGACGAAGTCCGCCGGCAAGCTTTGCCTGCTGGTGCTGGCACCGAACGATTACAACGATGGCCTGGACGGCATCCAGCCCGACCGCGACCAGTCGGACCTGCCGCTGGCAGCTGCCGACCTACTGGGCAGCCCGGAGGAATTGGAGAAGCGCCTGGGCGGTGGCGGGGAACGTGATGACGTGGAAGACGACGCCCTGCTGGAAGAAGCCACCCGCTTCGTGATCAGCAGTCGCCGGGCATCGATCTCTGCCATCCAGCGCGCGCTCAAGATCGGCTACAACCGCGCCGCCCGCCTGGTCGAGGCGATGGAGATCGCCGGGACCGTCTCGGCCATGAATAGCACCGGCGGCCGCGATGTGCTCGCGCCGATACCTGAAGGTGGTGCGGCCGACAGCCAGGCCGATGATGGCGAAGCCGACGACAACGCGCCGGAAGACGCCGCTGCGGCCTATGGCGTCGTGCCCTACTCCGACGTTTGCGCCGTCCTGGCCCGGGTCAGCCCCTCGGTCACCATCGACTACCTGCAGAGCCGGTTCGCCATCGGCAGCGATGCCGCCCGCGCCCTGGTGGTCCGCCTGCTCGATGACAAGGTCATCGCCGTGCAGAGCGAAGCGGAGAACCCGCTGCACAACACCTACCGCGTCACCAAGGACCTCGACGACGTCGTCACGATGGAGTAACCAGCATGCGCATCACGAACATCACCGTTACCAACGTCCAGGGGCTGCGAAATGCAGCCCTTGCCGTATCTGAGCCCCTGCTGCTGGTGTCCGGTGACAATGGCGCCGGCAAATCCAGCCTGCTGGATGCGATCAGCATGGCCTTTACCGGCCAGCCGCGCCGGGTATCCCTGAAGAAGGACCTGGGCCAACTGGTCAATGACGATGCCAAGAAAGGCGAGGCCCACGTCGCCTACGTCGACGCCGCCGGCGAAAGCCAGACCGCCTGGATGATGCTGCCGGGTGGTAAATCGGTGGTAATTCCTGATGCGCCTTTCCTTCCCTTCGTGCTGGAGGCCGCGAGGTTCGCGGCCCTGGATGGTAAGGAGCGCCGGAAAGTCCTGTTCGACCTGACCGGTGCGGGCGCTGGCGCTGCCGAGGTGGCCCGCCGCCTGGAAGCCAAAGGCGCCGACCTGGCGAAGTTCGAGAAGGTGAAGCCGCTGCTGCGCGGTGGCTTCCCTGCCGCCGAGGTCCAAGCCAAGGAATACGCCGCCGAGTCGCGCGGCGCCTGGAAGGCCATTACCGGCGAGAACTACGGCAGCCAGAAGGCTGAGACCTGGGAGCCGGAGCTGCCGCCCACCACGGTCACCCAGGAGCAGATCGCCGAGGCCGCCAAGGCCCTGGCCGATCTTGATGGCGACCTGGCCGAGGCGCAGCAGACCCTGGGCGGCCACAAGGCGAATGCCCAGGCCGCGGCCCAGCGGCAGGCCCACATGGCACAGCTGCGCGACACCGCTGACCTGCTGCAGCGTCGCCAGGAGAAGCTCGGCGCCGACCAGGCCCGGGTTGACGAATGGACCCCGAAGGTAGCCGAGGCCCAGCGCGCCGCCGCCGGCGAGCCGGCACATGACCCGCTGGCCTGCCCGCACTGCCAGGGCCAGGTGCTGATGGAGCGCGGCCAGTTGGTGGCCTATGTAGCGCCGGAGAAGGTCGCCGACCCTGAATCCGCCCGCCGCCTGACCGAGTACCAAGGCTATCTGCACAGCGCGCAGCGCGCCGTGGCGAACAGCCAGCGTGACGTCGACCAGGCACGCGCCGCGGGCGAGCAGCTGGCCAGCCTGGAACAGCAGGCCGCCACGGTACCGGACGCTAAGGCCATGGAGAACGCCGAGCAGGCCATCACCGAGATCCGGCAGGAGCGCGACAAGGCCCGGGCCAAGCACCAGGCGCTGGTGGAGGCCCACGGCGCCATCGCCGGTCGCGACGCTGCGATCGCCACCGCCGCCCAGCACCATGCCGATATCGTGGCCTGGTCGCTTATCGCCGAGGCCCTGGCGCCCACCGGCATCCCGGCCGAGATCCTCGCCGGCGCGCTGGACCCGTTCAACGAGCTGCTGGCGGCCCAGGCCGCGGTGGCTACCTGGCAACCGGTGGTCATCACCCCCGAGATCGACATCACCTACGGCGGCCGCCTCTACGGGCTGCTCTCAGAATCGGAGAAGTGGCGCGCCGACACCCTGCTGGCCATCGCCATCGCGCGGCTGTCCGGCATCCGCCTGGTGCTGCTGGACCGCTTCGACGTCCTGCAACCCACCGCTCGCCCCCAGGCGCTGAAGCTGCTGCTGGCCCTGACCCGGTCCGGTGACCTCGATAGCGCGGTCATGGCCGGGACGATGAAGGAGCCCATGGCCAAGGTGCCGGCGGGGATCCATCAGGTGTGGATCCAGGGTGGTGTCATTACCAACCAGGAGCAGGCGGCGGCATAGCCGCTTTGCTTTTTAATATCTGACACCCCCATCTTATTTGTTTAGCCGGAAAAAAACTTTGATCCTCTCAAATAAAGGCTCTTTATTCAGATTGAAATCAGCCTTTATGTCTAACCAAGCGGCCTCTAGTTCATCTTTTAGAAGATCTTCGATTTGGCCCATTTTCTCAGCAACAGCGTTCTCGTTTCGACTTTCAGCCAAATCTTTCAACATGGCCAGACACTCGTCACTATTTACCACGATCGCGCGAGAAACCTCACCTTCCTTATCAAGCATAAGCGTCATGCGAATTTGAAAAAGGAGAGCTTCCTGATAGTATTCTTCGTACCGTGGATCGTTAGAAGATATACCTCCTGTAAAAAGTGCGAGATATCTAGCACAACGCTGAAGATATTCAGAGCCTACGGAACGGAGATCTACCAACCAGTTACTGCGTAGATTTGCAATATTAGCAGTAGTTTGGTTGCGCTGAACCCTGCTAGTAACAAATGCGATTATTATAGATGACAGTATACCAGCAAGACCCAACACCATTACGGCGGGATCAGTATCTGAGCTCACGTGAACATCCAAGCGTGTATCTCCCTTAACTTGGATTATTCCCCGCGAAGTCTCTGACTCTATCTGCAAAGCGCCCCCTTCGAACCTCACACCACCAGCGTCCAATTTGTAGTCCATATTGCATCCTTGTATAAACCATGCCTGAAGGTAAGACGCCGGCTCAACTCTTAAATTATTAATTCTTACTCGAACTAGGCCGAATTGCCTTGTAAAGTATCGTAACAGCTGCCGCAGCTACCGCCAGAAGCAGAGCTCCAATTCCCTGCAGAATAGTGTTCTGCTGAGACCAGAGCCGGTCAGCATCAATCTTAGAATTTATCTTATACTCATCAAACTTTCTTTCAAGCTCCTCTAGGTCTCTCCTGAGCAATGGAATTGAGAGTGCTTTTTCAGGACTCTGGGAAATTGAGCTCTCTATTAGTCGCACTCTGTCATCTAAAAGGGAAAATCTCTCCGAAATCAAAGCCTCGTCTAATACAAGAACCGGCTTACCTTCGGTTTCCTCCATGGTCTTCCTTAAGCTTGTCATCACCTCACTCTTGACTTTTTCGTAGTCGGGCGGATCAGTTTTGTCGATCCTCTCACGAATGTAAGAAACCAAAGCAGCAGTATCAATCGACTGACTTCCTCCCCTATCAAACAAATTATTTGCCACCAATATAAAACCCATCCCGCTGCAAAGTGCAGCAACAATCGCCGCCTGAATCCTGGAATTCCTTTGTGCTCTACGCTTCGATGCGACGTAAGAGTAGGCAGCATCATTATTTATAAAAGAATCGTTTGAATCAGCCACAAGCGCACCTCTATGAATCAAGCATAAACTATGACAGAAGCTGAGAGCACCGTTATTTGAACCTATTAGCTTTAAGCATTAGCGATGCAGACTTGGCCACTAACCCTTAGATGCTTTTAACTTTCGATGCAGCACCCGATGACAGTTAGCGCACAAACACTTTAGCTGATCCAAAGAAGTGGTGTGCCCAGGCGCCATATCGGCTACATGTACCTCATCGTGATGCACCTCAATGCACGCCTCGCCGGCGGCCCCCCACACTTGGACAGGATCTAGCAGACATTCCTCGCAGAAGAGACGTCCATGCTGCTTCCTGAACGTTTCCTTCTTCGCCTGGGAGAGACCAGCCGATCGCTCTTTCTTCAAGTGCTGAACCAGCTTGACCTGCCCCTCTGCCCACTCCTTGTCCTCGGGCTGGATCGGTAGATCAAGGGCCGGTAGGTCCTCCCCCTTTGGCACAATTTGGAAGTCAGCGGCCCGCAGAAGCTCGAAGCAAAGGCTGTCTTTCCCGGCGGTGAAGTGGGATGGCTTAAGCTGAAAACCGAGCGCGGCCGTACCGGCGAGGCCAAATACCTGCTTCGGGGCCAACCTAACGCCGTCGGCTAGAAGGTCGTAGTCAATCGACTCTCCGAACCCTTCCACGATGGCGCCCTGCAACAGGTCCTGCACTGCCTGCCAGATGAAATCGGGAGTGACCTTGCGGAGCTGCTCAGCCGGCAGGCGCCCAGCGGCGGGCATAGAAGCATCAGAAGGAGAGCCGGCGCTTTCTCCTGCTCTTGTGGTGGTTGCCTCGGTAAGCACTTCGTCCACCACTGTCGCATTTTCAGCTTGCAGCAGCTCGAGCACCTTCGCTCCAAACTGAGACGACACATTCGCGAGATAGCATCCTTGGTTGCCGTTTCCAGTCTGGTGCTGCAGCGGGGAATGCTTCTCTGGCAACAGATGGCGGATCGCACTGAAATGAGCCTTGGGGCTCCACGGCTCAGCCAATGTGAACCAGCGGACGGGCACCGACCAACCGGCTTTTAGCCAACCCTCCTCGGCTTGCCAATGCTCATCGGGTATCTCGGCATCCGTATAAGGGCCTGTCGCGATACCGACACCGCGGACCACAGCGCCTGCATACGAAAATACGAGGTCTCCGGGACGCACCAACTTCAGGTTCAGGTAGGTCTGGTTGGTCGCCCCATTCTTGTTGGCAGTCGGCGACCAGATGTATCCGTGCTCGTACTCGGCCTTCCAGGTCTGCTTGTGGTTGACCCACCAGAATGCCTGTCCGGTAGGGCGAGCTATCCGCTCGAACCGCGCTACCTGTTTCACGAGATCAAAGTGCGCGCACCGCCAGCCAGCCTTCAGCCAGAGGTGTGCCCAGGTATGGCTGTCTCCGGGTTGCGAGTTCGCCCACCACGCCTGGTGTTTTCGCGCACTGGCGGGAAGTCCGCCCACCAATGCATCGATGGTGCCGAAATCCATCGAGATAGAGTCTTGCTCCTGCCGAGCCAAGTACTCAGCCAAAGGCAAATACTTACCCATTACTACCTCCCTGTATTAGCCCGGGAGCATACGAACCCTGGGCAATGCGTACAACCACCCAGCTCTACCCCTGACCTGCCGAATCGGCCCATTAGTCGGCCTAATTGCCTTTAATCATCCCGCACCGCTGGCCATCGGCCGGCGAAGGAGTCCCCATGCCCGAAGTATCTGAGTTCCTCGACGGCCAGGAACTGGCCACCATGATCGGCCGCAAATCGAAAGCCGCCCAATGCGCCTGGCTAGACGCGCACGGGTGGCGCTATGAGCGCAACGCCGCTGGCCGCCCGGTCGTCGGCCGCGTCTATGCACGATTGAAGCTGGCCGGTGTGAAACCCAATGCCACCAATGCCGCGTCCGACGCCTGGGCGCTGGACCTATCGAGAGTAAGTTGAGATGCGCCCGAAGGAGCCTGGGAATAGGGATTTGCCGCCAAGGATGATCAGGCGGACGAGGAAGCTGAAGTCGGGAAGGGTCTGGGTGGCCTACTACTACAACCAGACCCTGCCGGGAGGAGGACAGAAGGAAATTCCGCTGGGCGGGGACCTCGACGAGGCGAAAGCGGAATGGGCGCGGCTTGAACGGACAACGATGCCGAAGTCCATGAAGCGTCTGGGGGATGTGTTTGATCGGTACGAGCGGGAGATCATCCCGTCGAAGGCAACCCGGACACAGCGGGACAACCTGCTATCGCTGAAGCAGCTGCGCGCAGCGTTCTCCGATGCGCCAGTCGAGGCGGTGACGCCGCAGGTCATCGCTCAGTACCGGGACAAGCGGACAGCGAAGGTTCGGGCGAATCGAGAGATCGCTCTGCTATCCCACGTCTACAACATCGCCAGGGAGTGGGGGATCACCAACATGGAGAACCCGGCCAAGGGCGTGCGGAAGAACAAGGAAACGCCGCGGGATTTCTATGCGCGGGATGAGGTGTGGAATGCGGTCTACGCCCACGCCTGCATCGAGCTACGCGACGCCATGGACCTGGCCTACCTGACGGCGCAGCGGCCCAGCGACGTGCTGGTTGCTCGCGCCGCCGACATCCAGGACGGATTCCTGCTGGTTGCGCAGGGGAAGACGTCCAAGAAGCTGCGGATCAGGCTTGTCGCCGGCGAGGTGCCGACCGCCCTGGGCGTGTTGGTCGAGAAGCTGATGGAGCGGCGGAAGGAGCGGCGAGTGGTCGGGCCCTACCTGGTCACCACGCCAGACGGCCGCCGACTGACTTCGAGCATGCTTCGGATTCGCTTCGACGAGGCACGGATAGATGCTGCAGCGGCAGCGCTGGAAAGCCTCGATGAGATGTTGGCCGCCGCGATCCGCCAGTTCCAGTTCAGGGACATCCGACCAAAAGCAGCGTCCGAGATTGAGGACCTGGGGCGCGCCTCGAAGCTCCTCGGCCATACCGACAAGCGCATAACCGAGACCGTCTACCGGCGTGTCGGCGAAGTGGTCGACCCTACCCGCTGA